CGGGCCTTCGGGAACAACCGATCACGTCGGAGCTTATCGACGCCGTGCGCAAGATCAGGGCGAGCAAGAGGAGGCGCAACCTGCTAACGCTCGCGTGGTTCAAGGGCTACCCGCGCCGACTGTGGAAGCATCGTGCATCGGACAACTTCCTAGGACTGCCTCGGAGGACTCGCTGATGGGACGCTACAAAGAGGCTGGATGGGAGCCGACCATCCACTACGACACGGGGCACCCTACGCTACTCCAGACCCATACGCGCCTCGGCGCTATGGTCGCGCAGCACGGCGAGCCGAGCAAGATCGAGAGACGCGGGCAGGGCTGGCACCTCGAATGGTGGCCGCTCTACCCTGGACTGCCGACCGAGACCTACGACATCCAGCGCGACCCGTGGAACGACGGACGCACGCTCGTGCGCGTGTCCGCCCGGATCGTCTGGAAATACGTGCAGTCCGATTTAGAGAGGCAGACTGGCACCGTGGACTCGCGGCCGTGGATCTTCGCCCGAGCGCAAGTACGGACCCCGAAACCAGCGCTGGAACGCGCGAGGCTGTTAGGACTAGAGACTATGACGCGAGACGCAAGGATTGACGAGATCGGGCGCGAGCTGAACAAGCTCGAAGACACGCTCACCGGCTGCGACTGGTGCTGCGGTGGCGGCGACGTGATACGCGACTCGCTCCTCAAGGAGCTGGAGGAGCTAGAGGGTCACTACGTCCGCGTGACCGCGTTCGCGGGCGAGGTCCGCCGCTCGGTCAAGTACGATTTCCGACCCGAGGACCAACGCTCGTGAAGAAATCCGAGAAACTACTTGCGCGGACGACGAGAGTGCGCTACCGTACCCCCATGGAGGAGACTTGGAAAGGCATCCCAGACTTGGCAGGTTATGAAGTCAGCACCTCGGGACGGGTGCGTAAGTGGATCACAAAGAAAGAGGGGCCTCGCCCAGTGCTCTACAAAGGGCTGGCGACCGGAGGCACCGTGACATACAAGCTGCGAGGTGAGAGCTACCCCATCGACGAGCTGATGCGTGGGGCCTTCGGGGACAGGGCCGACGAGATGGAGGTTGTGGACAACTCCTACCTGGACCGAGACCGTACTCTGAGCGGGCACGAGCTGGGAGAGATCAGGCAGGCCGAAGGTTGGAAGCCCGCCTTCAAGGTCGCCGAGGACTTCCGCATCGACTCCGCGAGGGTACGCTCTATCTGGGATGGTACACAGTGATGAAAGACCGAGAACAATACGAGGACTTGGTTCGGAGACGCGACATCATCCGAGGATTGATGGATAGGACTCGCGACCAACTGGAAGATGCGATTGCCGAATCTGAGGAGACCAAGGAGTGTGGCCCCTCACTGATACTCAGAATTCAGTATCTCACGCTACAGGCCAATGTCCTGGTGAGGGTCATGGACAAGCTGGTGGAAGAGAGTGCCTCGTTTGTTCGGGAGTTGCATACTAAGAACACGGACGCGATTGCTCGACGAGTTGCGCCACCTATAGACCCTACTGAGATCGACGTACCAGACTTCATGCCTGACTCGCTACTATGACCGACGCGAACCAACCTACTGAACATGACCACTCAACCTTCATGCAGATGAAGGAAGCGCAGATCGCCGCTGAGGAGCGGGCTGATAGATTCTTACTAGAGGCCGATACTTGCCAGCTCACCGGCATGCTGAACAGGCGCGGACTAATGCGCAGGACGAACAACCGAGACTGGGGATGGTACGTCGTCGCCGATCTCGATGGCTTCAAGACGGCGCAGGACAAGCCCGGACGAGGCCACGCATACGGCGACGCGACCCTTCAAGAGTTCGCCGACTACATACTCACGAACACTCGCCACCGAGACCTGCGGGCACGCGACCTGATCGCAGCCCGCACGGGCGGGGACGAGTTTACCGTCTGGACCGAAACCCGAACAGGCGCTCGGCGGATCAAGGAGGCTCTCAGAGAGTGGGTATCCGTCGATACCGAAGTAACCGCTTCGGCAGGCATCGGGCAGACGCCCGAAGCTGCGGACGCGGCATGTTACATGGACAAAAAACGAAAGAACTAACATAACTAACATAACGCACTTCCGCAACACCTCCAAACCCGAAACCAGCAAGACCTTTCTCATGTTCGACGCAATCCGTAAAGGCTTCAATAGAGCCCGAGACATCTTCAAGCCATTGTTCGCAGCGAGAGGAGACGCCGCGCCCACGCAGAACGAGATGCGTCTCGACGCTGACGAGTGGGCAGTCAAGCGCAAGCTGGGCCGGTCGTTCTTCACTGGGCGCGTGACGCCGAACACCCGAGCCGCGCGCATAGCGTCGCTGACCAATGGTGAGTACCAGCTTGCTCGTGATCGGGGGTGGGTCCGATGACTCCCTCCAAGCCGAGCGAATGCGCCGCTGCCATCTCACTGTCTGAGGACGGTGCGGATCACCCCTTCGTGTCGATCTTCTACACGAAGGAAGACGGAGCGCTGTACTTCTTCGCGCTCACGGTCCACGGCAAGACCGAGCCCAACGTGGATGGGGAATCACTCCTCACCTACAACGACCAAGGCGAGACCGAGCCGGACGGCATCGTCCGCATCGCGCAAGGCACTGTCTACGACGACGGCAGCGGCGCGATCGAGGATACCGAGTTCCGCAACGAGGGCGAGGTTCTGACGTTCATCGCAGCGCTGCGCGCGGTGTACCAGATGGTCGGAGAGATGACGACATGAGGGATCTACCTCGCCCGCTGCTCGAAGCCTTGCACAACACGGAGACAGCTTTCCTAGAGCAAAACCTCGAACCTCCCACGGTGATGATCGTCGGCGAGGACATCCAACGCATGCTTCTGCACGCAGGCTTTCGCCCGCACAAGGGGAGCTGGGGCACGATCCTCGGCGTCGAGATCCGTGGCGTGTCAGACTCCATCGGGAAAGCTACCCTTCCGCATCGGACCTACGGGGGAGACTGCCAATAAGGCAGGCTAGTCAGATTTTCGACCCCCGGGTTTTTTCGAGATCGTTCTTGACATTGACCCCCCGGGACCGTTATACTGCTCTCAGATCCAAGACCGGCCCACGGGCCTTCACCAACAAGACCATGATAAAGAACATCGAACAACTGATCGTCAGCGACGAAGCCGCGCTTGCCCTGAGCCGCCTGGGCCACCTGAACCTCGCCTCCAACGCCAACGCCAAGGAGCTGCGCGGAAACGTCGGCCCCGGCCAGTACCAAGGAGACGTGACCGTGCGCCTCGTGTACGACATCAAGGTCGGCGAGAGCCACGAGGCCGACGTGGCCGCGAGCGTGCCGTGGAAGGCCATCGCGGGCGCGCTGTTCGCCAAGCTGAACGCTGCCACCCGAGACAAGCTCGTGCGCGAGCTGCTGGCCGACGACTTCACCGTGAAGCCGGGAGCCAACAACGCCGACGCCGAGGCCGCCATCGCGGAACTGATCGGCAAGACCCGCAAGACCGTCAGTGGCAAGGTCACTGGCAGCGCCGTCCTTCTGGAGAACGAGTAATCATGGACCGCATCTGGCACTACACACTGGTGGTCGCCGCCAGCATCCTGGGCTTTGCCCTGGCCTCTCACATCCCGGCCCTCTTCCGCCGACTGCGTACGCAGACGCGCACGCTCTACCGGCGCGTGATCGGCATGGAGCACTTCGAGGCTCTGGTCATCGACGACCTGCGGATCTACCGCACCGATGTGGACCGCTTCACGCGAGACACCAAGCGGAGGCACCTGGAGCTGGCGCACCGAGTGGACGCGCTGATGACGAGCCAAGCCCGGCTGCTGCGCGCCGAAGAGGAACTCGCCGAGGTCAACGCCCGCATCGCGGGACTGGAGAAGTGATGCGCCCCACCAAAGAAGAACTCGACGCCAAGGTCGCCAAGCTCCCGCGCTGGGCGAAGGACCACATCTACCGCTTGGAGATGAACGTGCGCGAGGCTCGCACCGAGCTGCTCAAACTCTCGGAGGGAGCCAACACGGACGAGGCCATGGTCTACCGTTCGTACCAGCACTCGGACAACGGACTGCCCACGGAGATCGCGCTGCCTCACGGCATGTTGACCGTGAAGCTAGGCAAGGACCGCTGGAACAGGGAGCACAACATCTCCATCACTCACGGGCTAGCCACTACCGGCGTGCCCTGCATCGAAGTGCGCGCCGAGACGGGACCGTTGCGGATCATCCCGCAAGTCTCGAACGCGGTGAGCATCACAACTCTGGATCCTACCAAGGAAGACTGACCATGAACCGACACCTAAAACTTGACCCTGAGCATCCCGCGCGCACGCACTGCTACACGACCACGAACTACGGGGTGAACATCTACTCGCCCGACCAGTTCAAGGCGTGCGAGGTACGCATGTCCGACATCATGGACGGCATATCCAAAATCTGCCGGTACAACGGGCAGATAAACGAGTTCTACTCCGTGGCCGAGCACTCGGTCCTCGTCTCTCGGTTCGCCGAGCTGATGGGCGACAACGAGGCCGTGGTTCCGGCGCTGTTCCACGACGCCCACGAGGCGTACTCGGGAGACTACCCTGCGCCACACAAGGTGATGGTGCGCGGGCTCGCCAAGTTCGAGGAGGGCTACGAGCTGCGCGTCCGCGAGGCCCTGAACTTGCCCGGCCCTGACGATCCCGTGTGGGATCGGGTAGCCAAGTTTGATTCGATGATCCTGCACCGTGAGATGGCCGTGCTGCGCAGGAATCGGGAGAACCTCCCTTCCTGGTTCAACCCCCACATGGACCGGGACGTGCCGAACGCCATACAACCTGTGGGGTTCGAGTGGCGTGAAGCCCGCGCGCTGTTCCGCCAGCGGATGCGCAATATCGGCTGGAGCATCGGCGATGATGGTCGAGGAAATCTGTAGGATTCCCTTGACAGAGAGCATTTCTCTGGCTAAAGTGTCCGTAGCTGGTCCAAGACCCGCTGCTAAACCACCCGCGACCTCGAACCGGATCTGCATGAACATCAGCGCCTTCACCACCAAGAGAGTCCTCGGCCTGAAAAGGCTGGCCGACCTCTCTAACGAGGGGATCCTGCCGTTAGCGGCTTCGGTCAACCTGACCGATGGGATAGACCTCGACGAAGCGCTCACCCGCGAGTGGGGTACTGACGCTCACTTCGTCACCTACGTCGCGGACGACGGCGAGGGTAACGAGATGTACGCACGCATCAACAAGGGAGCGTTCGTCCAGCAACTCGAACAGGCCGGGGGCAACGTGGAGGTGCGCGCCCTCGTCTTCGACCACGACCTGCCTCGCACCGAAGACGGAGAGAAGCGCGAGTGGTCCGCAGACAGTCTCGACTCATTCCTTGGTGAGTTGGAGGAGGTTGTAGGCAACTCCTACCTGGAACCGACCGCGTGGTACACTACGCTCCACGGTTCCAGGTTCGTCTACGAACTGACCGAGCCGGTCACCCCGCTCGAAGCGGAGGCCATGATGCTCGGCGCGATGGCTGAGTTCAGGAAGGCAGGCATCGAACTCGACGATGCGTGCAAGGACTGGACCCGACTGTTCCGTCTGCCGAACGTCGATCGTGAGGAGTACGGACGGTACACATCCAAGTTGCTCAAGGGAGGGCCGCTGCTCAACCCGGAGAATGTACCGCGCGGAGTGGTGGAGCAGGCCGAACTGTCCGGGGAGGTGGACCAGTATGCGGGGGAGATGCCCTCGCCCGACGAGGTGGTGGAGATCCTCAACCCGATGGGAGACAACGGGCGGCGAGGCAAGTCCGAGCTGCTCAAGCGCGCGAAGATCATGCTGCAAGGCCGCGAGTCTGAGGGCATCGTGTTCGAGCACAAGCCGATCGTGCGCGGCGACACCAACTGGAACAACCAAGTCCTGCGCAACGTCTCGTCTGTGGTAGGCATGATGAGCGAGGAGGCATGTACGTCGCCCGAGGGGATCTACGCCCTTCTGCACGGTGCGATCGAGCAGCTCCAAGACGCAGAGATGCGCGGCGCGAACCAGACCGATTGGTTCGCCGTGTCGTGGGATCTCATCTGCCGCATGTGGGCGAAGGAAGACGCGAAGCTCGCGGCCCGACGCCTGGAGCACGAGAAGAAACAGATGCACGCCGACGTGCAGCGCGAGGAGATGATCGAGAAGCTGCGCGAGGCGCGGCCCGACGACGTGCCGACCGACACGCAGGAAGCAGTCGAGTGGTTCGCCCGCAGGATGATCGGATCGAATGGATCGCAGCACTACGTCATGCGCCCGGACCAGAGCTACAACGTCAACCCGTGCTCGGACGCGCTGCTGATCGCCATGATCCGCGACCTCGACATGGAGGACATCATCCCGGTCACGGAGGTGGTGGGCAAGTCGTTGAAGAACCGCTCGGCGCGCGACCTGCTCGCCGACCACGCCATGCCGATCGTGGACATCGAGGCGAGCGTGCGCACTGACATCGCATTCATAGACGGGCAGCCAGGCTACCGCAAGCTCCACGTTCCCGTCCACTCGCTGAACCCGAAGCTCACTCCGGTGTACGACCAGCGCATAGCCGAGTGGCTCGAAGCGCTGGGCGGGGACAAGGCCGAGCTGCTCGTGGAGTGGCTCGCGCACGCGCTCGACGTGAAGCGCGCCATCTGCGCCCTCAACCTGTACGGTGCGCCGGGCACCGGCAAGGGCATGCTCGCGCAAGGGCTGGCCGAGTGCTTCGAGTCCATGCGCCCGAACGATCACAAGGCGCTCGGCCAGTGGAACAACGGCCTGCTGGAGAACCCCGTGGTGAACTGCGACGAGGGCGTGCCAACGATCACAAGTGGCGAGTCCTTGTCCCTGGACCAAGCATTCCGCTCACTTGTGACTGGTGGCAACGTCACCATCCGCAAGATGCGCACCGACCCGTTCAGCGCTCAGATTTTCCCGCGCATCCTGTTCACCTCGAACGACCGGGACATCATCCGCTCGATCGTCGGCAACCGTGACCTGACGGACGAGGACACGCAAGCCATCGAGCTGCGCCTGCTGTCCATCGAGGTCAGCGACCGGGCGCAACGGCTCCTCACGAGCAAGGGCAACTACGACTACACGCGCGGCTGGGTCACGGGAGAGAAGGGCTCGCAGCTCACGCTCGCGAACCACCTGTACTTCCTGTACCAGAACCGCGAGAAGTCGCAGAGCAGCTCGGGGCGCTTGCTCGTCGAGGGCGAGGTCAGCACGCAGCTCGTCAAGGACATGCGACTGACGACGCGCGGCGCAGAGAACGTGCTGATCGCTCTGGTCAAGCTGATCCAGGGCGCGGCTGGCGGCGCAGGGCAGAACAAGCTCCACTTCGACGAGGGCACCGTCTTCGTCACGGCAGCCTCGGTCAAGGAGTACGTCGATACCAACATGATGGTGCAGGGCGGCATGACGCTCAAGCAGGCTGGCGGACAGCTCCGCAGGTTCGCGCACGAGGAAGGGTACGACGCCGACAACAAGCCTCGCAAGCGCGACGTGGAAGGCAAGCGAGGTAGGTGGTATCTGCTCGACCTCGGCATCGTCTACGAGCAGTCGCTCGTCCACGGTCTCCAGGCGGACCAAGTGCGCAGGCTCCTCTGCGAGCAAGTCGGTGGCGAGATCCGCGCCGCAGCCGTCGACGAGGGCTGCAACCGCTTCTGGTGGTTCCAACGCATCCTTCGATTGCAGGAGCCGCCCGCCGCGCACTTCACGTTCGGCACGGTGACGCACGGCGTCAACGAGCGCTACCTCTCGGCGGACAAGAACCAGCGCGTGCCTCGCATGGATGCTACGGGGGGCACCCTCGTGGCGAGCGGCCCTCTCAAGGGTCAGGTCTGCGGCAACCCCGTGAACCTGTACCCGCCCGGTTGGGACACCGCGACCGAGCGTGACGGCTCGACGGCGACCGTCACCAAGAACGAGGCGAAGCTCATCCGCAAGCTCGTCGAGGAGTCGATCGAGAGCGGCGTGCTGCGCTGGCGCGAGGGTACGCAGGTCGAGCGCAAGGTGCTCGCCAAGGTCATCAGTGGTGTGCAGCTCATCGGCTACGTAGATGCGTACAAGCCGCCGACCGAGGTGCAGCCGCTCCCGCTGATCGAGGACCACAAGACGTACGGCAAGGGCTCGCTGCGCTACCTCAAGCGCGAGGACCCGAAGAGTCCGAACTACCTGGGCAAGAACCAGCAGCTCAAGACATACGCCTGGGCGATCTCCGAACTCGACGGCTGGGAAGGCGACGTGACCGTTCGCCATAACCAGTATCCGAAGTTCCCCGGCAAGGAAGTCACGTCGGTCGAGACCGTCATCACCCGCACGCAGATCCTCAAGCATGGGGAGTACCTGCGGGACGTGGCCGAGCGCATGGAGCGCACGAGAAAGATCAAGGACTGGGCCGACGTACCTGGCCCGAAGGACACAGGGAAGTGCTCAAGGTGGTTCGGAAAGCCTTGCACCTTCTCGGACATCTGTGGTCTGGCCGAAACGCCCGACGCCTACAAAGCGAGGCTCGAACGCCTCAAGTCGGGGAGCCCCGCTGCTCGACTGAACCTGCCTCTGGCACAACCCAAAAAACGAAACCGTACCAAGGAAACCAACATGAGTATTTTCGACCGAGCCCAGAGACAAAAGGGCGCTCGCGCTAAACGCAAAGGGAAGGCACGCACCGCCAAAGCCAAGGCCGCTGTGGAGGAGGTGCCGGTCAACGGTGCCGAGCCCGAAGCAGTCGAGACCGTGACCGGAGGTGCGCCGTGGGCCAACCCGGACTGTAAGGCGTGCAAGGGTCGCGGCCTGACCAGCAAGCACAAGGCGTGCCCTATCTGCGACAACACCTCGAAACGAGGCAAGCGTCCCACCAGCATGGCCTACGTCGTAGAGGTGGACGACGAGGGCATGGGCATCGCCGTCGCCCGCGAGGAGCAGGTCGAGGCCCTGGAGGCCGCCGGACTCCCGCTGGAGTGGGATGAGGTCAAGCGTGTCGTGGATGTCGTGCTCGCTGCCGAGGAGGCTCCTGAGCCTGTGAAGCCGAAGGGCACCCGCGCCAAGGCGAAGGTCGAGCCCGTCGAGGAGCCCTCTGAGGAGACGCAGGAGGAGACCGCTCCCGCTGCGACCCCGAAGGCCAAGAAGGGGCGAGGTCGCCCGAGTGTAGGGCTCACCATCCTTATCGGAGCCGTGCAGCTCCGGGGCACGAGCCGCCCGAGCATCCTCGCACAAGAGGCGCTCAACCGCTTCGGTGCGGAGCTGGCCGAGGACATGGGCGCGGAGTCGTACTGGATGCTCGACCCGTTCAAGCGGCGCGAGCGACTGGCGCAGAAGGCGGACTACATCGCGAGCACGCTCGCACGCCACATCCTCGTGGTGCCCGCCGTCACCGACCCCGACACGTCCGCCATGGTGAGCGCGCTCATCGGGCTGGCCGAAGGCATCGAGCAGGTCGTCGAAGGGGTGCGCTGATATGGACTTCATCAGACTGACCGACGAGGCCCACCGCAACGCGCGGGACAAGGGCTTCTACCGTGACGTGGAGATCGTCGAGGAGACGATCAAGGGCTCGGACGACTACGACGCCGTGATACTGCGGCTCAAGATCGCCCGCTTGGCGCTGATCGGCACCGAGGTGTCCGAAGCCGTCGAGGCCCTGCGCGTCGGGGAGGATGTCGGACCCGAGCTGGCCGACATCGTGATCCGCACCATGGACCTCGCGGGGTTCCTCGGCATCAACCTGGGCGGCGAGATCGTCAAGAAGATGCAGAAGAACCTTGACAGGCCCGCCATGCACGGTAAGCTGGCCTAGAAGATGAGCGACCCCTTCCGAAAGGCACGCGGCAAGAAGCGCGACACCGCTGACTCCCTGGAGATCCAGCGCATCGTGAGCCTGCCGGTCGTGGACGAGGTGGACGAGGAGACCATCGAAGCGTTCTGCTCCGATGAAGTCCAGGGCAGGTATTTCGAGGAAGGGTTCCGTCTGTTCGGCACGCAGGTAGGCGCGGTGCTCGCGTACGATCTCTACGGGGGAGGCTTCTTCCCGATCGGCGTGGGCTGGGGCAAGACGCTCATCACCTTGATGATCGCGAACCGCGCCTACCTGCGAGGCGACTCGGAGCGCTCGATGCTGTTCGTGCCGTCGCAGGTCTACGAGCAGCTCACCCGCACCGACATCGCGTGGGCTCGCAAGATGGTGGGGCTCCAAGTCCCGTTCCACTTGCTCGGCGGACGCAACCTCGAAGACCGCAGGCGCATGGCAGCGTCCGGCAAGAAGGGCTGCTACATCCTCCCCTACTCCCTGCTCTCGACGCGCGACTCCGAAGCGCTACTCGGAGGGGACAAGGAGAACCCGCCCCCGAACAAGCGAGGCATCTCGGGCATCCGCCCCGACCTCCTGATCTTCGACGAGGCACACAACGTCAAGAACGCCAAGGCCGCGCGCACCAAGCGGATCCGCCGCTACATGAGCGCGCACCAGCCCGTCGTCGTCGCACTCTCTGGCACGATCACGTCGAAGTCCATCAACGACTACCACCACCTCATAGCCGCAGCGCTGCGCGGGCTCTCCCCGCTGCCGCAGAGCGACGCGCTCGCGACGAACTGGAGCTACGTCCTCGACCCGGAGAAGCCGGGAGCCGACTTCGGCCTGCGAGGTGGAGGCCAAGGCAAGACTGGCCCGCTCACTCCGCTCGTGGACTGGGCGCGGCACAACTTCCCGCACGAGGACATTCCAAGCGGCGTCCCCGGGTTCCGTAAGGCGTACAAGCTGCGGCTAACGTCCACGCCCGGGGTCGTCGCAACCGGGGACGCCGAGATCGGCGTGTCTCTCACCCTACACAATGACCCCGTACCTAAGCACAAACAGCACACCGACTGGCCGCGAGTAGATGAGTTGATGAAGCAGGTCGAGGACGAGTGGATCTCGCCGAGCGGTGACGAGATCGAGGAGGGCTTCCACAAGTGGCGCTACCTCAACGAGCTGTCCTCCGGGTTCTTCTACCGACTGCGCTGGCCCGAGATCGAGGAGTTGACCAAGAAGGGCCTGAGCGAAGAGGAAGCGGAGACGTACCTGGAGCTGGCGCTTGAGCACCACGAGGCTCGGCAGGAGTTCGCGGCCAAGCTGCGCCGCTGGATCGAGTACAAAGGCAAGCCGGGCATGGACACGCCGCTGCTCGTCACGAGCAACATGGCGCACCACGGCAAGAAGCAAGTGGGCGCGGAGCTGTACGTCTTGTGGCGCAAGATGAAGGACATGGAGTTCGACGGGATGCCCGAGCGTATCTCCGAGCCCGTCCGCATCTGTGACTACAAGGTGTCACACGCCGTGGACTGGGCGAGCAAGCTCCTGCACAAGACGCGCAACAAGCAGGGAGGCATCATCTGGTTCCATCACAAGGAGATAGGGGTGTGGATAGCCGAGCAGCTCAAGGCCGCCGGGGTGCCGTTCGTCTACTGCCCGAGCGAGTCCGTCAAGAAGGGCAGCAACGAGCTGATACGCGACCCGGCGAACGTAGACAAGATCACCGTGGCGAGCATGGGCGGCCACGGCACGGGGAAGAACCTCCAGCATTTCGAGCACCAGTTCTTCGCGCAGTTCCCCCGCCAGGCCGACACGCTAGAGCAGGTACTCGGGCGCACGCACCGGAACGGGCAGCAGGCCGACGACCTGATGCCCGTGACCTGCCACACGACCGAGTTCGATCACCAGAACTTGTGGGCCTGCCTAATCGACAGTCTCTACATCCACCAGACCACCGGCTCCAGGCAAAAGGCGATCTACGCATCGTACGATCCCCTGCCCCGCCGGTTCCCGAGCGACTTCCTGCGCGAGCGAGGCTTCACCGATGTGGCCCAGCTCGACAGGGAGGCGAAAGCAAGGCTCTCCGAGAAATTCGGGGAATCCCCTTGACAACTCTCCCTCGTGGGAGTATGATGCTCCTGTTGGGCCACTTCGGCCCAGCGCATCGAACCCGAATCCAAACCAGAAACTAGAACTATGGGCGCATTCAGTGGACTCCGAGACGCCGCACGAGGCTTCTCCTCTAACCCTCTCCGTGCCGGGCGCTACGTCGCCCGCATCGACTCCTGCGATTCCTTCGAGGCCGAACAGAAGGGCCTCATGTGGAAAAACACCCTGACCATCCTCAACGTCGAAGACGGCGGCGAATCGCCGCACAAGGTCGGCGAGCAGGTACACGTCTTTTTCAAGCGAGGAGCGTACCCCAAGGTCTTCCTCCAGAACATCAAGTCGTTCATCGCTGGCGTCCTCGACGAGCCTGACGACGAGGTGGGCGAAGAGGAAGCAGAGAGGGTGCTCTCCGACGATAACCCGCTTGAAGGACTCGTCACTGTGGTGACTGGCCGCCAGCAGGCGAGCAAGTCCAGCAAGGACGCTGACGGCAACCCGTTCAAGTACACCGTGTACAGTTGGGGGGCGCAGCTCGACGCCGAGGAGATCACCGAGGTAGTAGGGAAGAACGCCATCGAGAGGTTCTTCCCGAACGGACTGTAGTAGGACGGAGCACGGCTAGAGCAAGAGCCGACCAAATTAGTTGCCGAGCGGGTGCGAGGCCCGCACATTTCAACCGAGGAGCCGAGTCGGTCGGTTAGGGTTCGATTCCCGTAGAGCACCCTGGGCGGTGAAGCTGGGCACAGCTATCAGCGGTTCGACCCCGCCCTCCTAACCTTTCAACCATGAGCACCAAGACCATCACCAAGCCGACGACGGAGGGGCCGCTCGCAGAGTGGCCGCCTCTGGCGCACCTCACCGCTGACCTGCCCTTGCGCAAGGGCAGCATCGCCTTCTGCGGAGCAAAGCTCATGGGCATCGACTTACCGGACGCATCGAAAATCTGCACCAAGTGCATCAAGATCGCCAGACAACGCATCTCAGGACTCTAATGTTCAAGCCCATGCTCGCGGGGAAAGCACCCGCCGACCTGACCAAGCTCAACTACCCGGTGCTCGCATCGCCCAAGCTCGACGGCATCCGCTGTCACATCCACGAGGGCGAGGCCAAGTCCCGCTCGATGAAGCTCATCCCGAACGCCTCGGTGCGCGCAGCGCTCGCCGGGCTACCGGACGGGATCGACGGCGAGCTGATGGTGGAGGGCGGCTTCTCCGAGTGCAGCTCGGCGTTCATGTCCAAGAGCAAGACCGTCACCGACTTCTGGTTCTTCGCCTTCGACTGGATCCAGCCCGGCGACGAGGAGTGGTTGGGCCGCGCGTTCGACTCACGCCTCGCCATGCTGACTCAGTGGAGCGAGGCCCAAGGGCACAACAACCTGCGCGTCGTCGAGCACGTCCGCATCGAGAACGCCGAAGACCTCGCAGCGTACGAGGCCCAGTGCCTCGCGCAAGGCTTCGAGGGAGTCATGGTGCGCGACCCGCACGGCGCGTACAAGTTCGGGCGCAGCACGACGCGCGAGGGTGGCCTGCTCAAGATCAAGCAGTTCGCCGACGAGGAGATGACCGTCACCGGATTCGAGGAGCTGATGCACAACGACAACGAGGCAAAGAAGGACGCGTTCGGGCGCACCAAGCGCAGCACATCGAAGGAGGGGATGCGGCCCGCCGGGGTCATGGGTGTGATGGTCGGGGAGACCGAGGACGGCGCTATCGTCGAACTCGGGACCGGCTTCACCGCCGAAGAGAGGGGGGTTATGTGGAACCTCCGGGAGACCCTCATAGGCAAGCTAGTGAAGTTCAAGCACCTGCCCGACCCCGGCGGGAGGAAAGGCGGCCAGCGTCCGCGTCACCCTGTCTACCTCGGCTTCCGTGCCAAGGAGGACCTCTCATGAATATCCTAGATTTCGCTGGACAACACCCCTGGGTCGCGCTTTTCTCTCTCATGATTCTGACGCACATGCCCGTCGCAATCATCCGTGCCCTAAAGAACAAAAAAGACTTCGATGACTGATCTGCTCTTCTTCGACTCCGAGACCCATCGCATCGCGGCGGGCAACATCGCGCCGGAAATGATCTGCGGGATCTTCACCGTGGCTGACGACCGCATGCCCCCCAAGACCAAGGTGCTAGGCAACCATCCCGACGACGGGCTGGAGGAGATGATCGAGTGGATGCTGTCGGACGACGACATCACGGTCGTCACGCAGCGGGGAGGGTTCGACTATGCGGTCATCTGCCGCACGTTCCCGCGCCTCATCCCTCTGGTCTACGCCAAGCTGATCGCCGGGCTCGCGACCGATACTATGTGGCGCGAGAAGCTGCTGAACCTCTCGACCACCGGGCGGCTGGACAACCTGGAGCTGCCGGACGGGTCGAATAAACGCATCAGCTACAGCATGGAGGCGATGGCCTCGCAGTACCTCGGGCTCGACCTGAGCGCGGAGAAGGGAGACATCGAGGAGAGCTGGCGCGCGAACTACGGCACGCTCGACGGATGGCTCGCGAGCGAGTACCCCGAGGGTGCCTACCAGTACGCCAAGGGTGACGGCGAGACGACGGCGGACATCTACTTCGCGCAGGAGTCGCGCCTGGAGCAGTTCAGCTTCGCGTCCACCGAGACCGAGGAGTTCCAGATCGTCAAGGACTTCGTGCTCTACATGATGAGCGCGTGGGGGATGGAGACTGACCCCGAGGCCACCGAGGAGATGGCAGGCAAGGTGCAAGTCGTCATGGACGCCACCAAGGACTTGCTCGAAGAGTCCGGCATCCTCCGAGGCCCCGGGCGCTACGGCCCGCCGTACGCCAAGGACATGGACAAGGCTCTCGACGCCATCCTCACCGAGTTCGGCACTGAGTTCTATAGCGAGTGGGATGAGCAGAGCGACGACTGGAGCGAGCTTGGCGAGTTCCTCAAGGAGAACGGCGTCAAGATGAAGGTGCCGAAGGGGAAGGACGGCACGAAGAACAAGGCCAAGCTCCAGGAGCACCTTGAAGCGCTCTACAAGAAGCTCGGCGAGATCCCGCCGATGACTGATGGTGGTGAGAGCGGCGAGCCCCAGATCAAGTGTGACGCCGAGGTGCAGGAGTACCTCGCGGTGAAGTGCCCGATCATGGGGCAGTACCACGAGCGCGAGGCGCTCGGCAAGATCAAGAACCAGATGATCCCGGTGCTGCGGAGCGGCCCGGTCGTGTACCCGAGCTACGACGCGATCAAGGAGACGGGTCGCACGTCGAGCTTCGACGGCGGCAAGGTCAAGGACTCGAAGACCGAGCGCAACTACCCCTCGGTCAACATCCAGCAGATCCCGAACTTCATCCAGGGCCTCGACCCGCGCCGCTGCTTCCGCCCCCGCGCGGGCACGGTGTTCTTCGACGTGGACTTCACCGGCCTGGAGCTGGCGTGCGTCGGCCACGTCACGGGCGAGCTGTTCGGGCAGTCGGTCCACCGCGATCTCTACAACGACGGTGTGGACCTGCACGGCTACCTGGGCGCGCAGCTAGCGCTGCACTCCAACGAGAGCCAGCACGCGCTCCTGCCTGACTTCCAGAGCGCCGTGCGCGACGAGGGCATCAGCTCCGATCCGATGGGCGTGTACCTCGCCTTCAAGACGCTCAAGACCCACGACGATGAAGAGGTGCGTGAGTTCTTCAAGCACTTCCGCTCGTTCGCGAAGCCGGTCGGCCTCGGGTTCCCCGGCGGGCTCGGCCCCGCTACCATGGTGGACTTCGCGCGCAAGAAGTACAAGGTCGTCCTCACCGAAGAGGAGGCGTACGACTACCGCGAGTTCTGGCGCGCGACCTACCCCGAGATGCCCCAGTTCTTCGACTGGATCAACGGGCAGACCGACCAGTACAACGGCTCGGGCGAGGGCAGCAACTACACCTACACGACGCCGATGGGCCTCGTGCGTCGCGGCGCGAGCTTCTGCGCTGCTGCCAACGGGTGCTGCATGCAGAGCCCGGGTGCGGAGGCTGCGATGATGGGAGCCATCCTCGTGAGCCGCGCGTGCTACGACCCGACACAGAACAGCATCCTCTACGGGTGCCGACCGATCGCCTTCGTCCATGACCAGCTCATCGGCGAGACGACCAAGGACAGCTCACTGTGGGCTGCCCAGTGCGAGGAAGTTGCCAGGCTCATGTGCGAAGGCGCAGAGATGGTGCTGACCTCGATCAAGATGCGAACCGACGAAGCCTTGCTGACTGCCGTTTGGACGAAGGCAGCCGACCCGGTGCGCGACCCTGAAACCCAAGAACTTCAAGTGTGGAGACCGACAGTATGACCCAGCAAGACGAAGGACCCATTGACCCTTTCGACATGCCGAATCGCGGAGGCATCTCCGAGTTCGCTCGGCAGGAAGAGCTGCGACAGGAGCGCCTCATCCGCGTGAACGACGAAATGGACAAACTCACCGCTGGCGGTCGAAACGCTCGCCATCTCGCCTTTATGCGCGAGAACGCGGGCAACATCAAGTCGCAGCTTGAGGCTGACACAACCTGCCTGACCGGCGACGGCAACCAGTTCGAGACCTCACCGATCGAGTATGTGGACGAAGCTCCCGGGGGCTCTATCGGTCTTCCGTGCTCCGACAACGGGCGCAAGGACACCAACCCGAAGGACGGCGTGGGCTCGCTCAAGCCGAGCTACTCGGCGGTTCCGATCCCCGTGCTCTACGAGCTGGGCGCGGCGCTGACCGAAGGCGCGCGCAAGTACGGCGGCTACAACTGGCGCGTGGCCGGTGTCCGCACGAGCGTCTACATCGACGCAGCCCGTCGCCACCTCGACTCCTTCATGGAGGGCGAGGACATCGACCCCGACTCCGGGCTGTCGCACATCACCAAGGCCATCGCGAGCCTGACGGTGTTCCGCGACGCGCAGATTCAGGGCATGGTGCAGAACGACGACCGCCCGCCGAGCACGCAGGCCCCCTTCATGCAGGAAGTCACGGAGCGGATGGCAGACATCCAACGTCGCTACCCCAACCCGGTGCCGAACTTCACACAGGAGCAGGTCCAGCACAAGCGGACCACCCCGGTCTCGACTTACGGCGGGCAGACGCTTGGGTTCGACATCGAAGTCATGCTCCCCGCTGACGGAGCGCCCGAAGGCTTCGTGTGGGCGCAGCAGGGCGAACGACGCCTCGACCCGGACCAAGCGCTCGCAGTCGCTCAGGCGCTCAGGGACGACGGCTACAGGCAACGTGTAGTGCGCGTCATGCGCGCCATGCAGAAGGTCGAGCAGATGGCGGACGCCACCGAGTTCGTCGTGGGTGAGATGCGCGAGCCCTTCACCACGGTGTTCGTCGGCGATCCGTCCCTGACGGAGATGACCGAGGACGAGGCGCTGGAGCAGCAGGCCGAGGAGGCCGAGATCGAGCAGCGCGACGACTTCGAGCAGCCGGACCCGTTCGGCGAAGGGAGGCACTAGGCCATGGCGATCATCCTACGCATCCCCGACCTCGGGCCGGACTCCATCGTGCAGGCAGAGCGGGCCGTCCTGGTCCGCGCCCTGCGGGACAGCGGGGGGCATGCCGAAACGGCAGCCGCCCTCCTGGACATAGGCGCGAGCACGATGTACCGCAAGATCGTAGAGCAAGGCATCGCGGAGGAGGAGAGATTTTAGCGGATTCCGCTTGACGGACTACTGCCTCTGAGGTAGTATACCCCTGAATCTGGAAGCACAATCCGACAAGGGGGAACAGCGGCTCAAAAGGCACACCGCGCCTCCAAGGATGATTTCCAGGACCATGAGATCATGAACAAGAGTGAGTACACCATCGGAATCGACCCTGACCTCCACGACCTCTCCATCGGGGTGTGGAACGGCAACGGGCCAGTCTCGGCCTACGTCGTCCACCTCAAGCGCGAGAAGGGACTGGAGCGAGAGGAGGCAGTTGACCGGATGGTGCGAGAGTTCAGGACTCGACTAGAGCAGCTCGTGGAGAAGAAGTATCCGGGGCCGCGCGTGGTGGTGATGGAGGGTCAGTCCCTCCGACGACGCGGAAGGGCGCAACACAAGCGACCGGACGACATCGTGCGGCTAGCCCAAGTGGCAGCCCAGTGTCTAGGCATGCTGCGCATGTCCTTCCACCCCCTGACCTCGTTCGAGTTCCCCGACCCTGAGCGCTGGAAGGGTAGCGTCGCCAAGCACGCGATGCAGTCACGCCTTTACCGCGTGCTGGGATGGGGATACACTATCGTGGGGACAGGCGCGAACAAGTACGCGCGCCCGGACAACCCGCCCACCTCTTTCGACCACATTTCCAAGGGTCAGTGGAAGCACGTCGGCGACGCGCTGCTACTCGCCAAGTGGGGGTATGAATCCGCATGACAAACAAGAAGCCGACCGCCTCAGAGATCAAGCAGGCCCAGCTCGACGAGATGATGAGCAAGGCCATGGCCGCTCGCGAGGAGAACGTCCACCTCATCCGCGAGGTGAAGCGCGACCCGAAGCTCGCCAAGCGCATGCGCAAGCTACTCTGCGACGATCTCAAGCGGATCTACTCGATCCCTGCGATGCTCGGCCCGAGCGCGTCGCGCGACCGCTACCGCGAGCTGGGGCACTACTCGCCCGTGCTGGTGCGCTACCTCATAGGCACCTGGGCCGAGTTCCAACGGCAGGCCGGGATAACCGACTCGCTCGGCTCGAAACAGGTCGAGCGCAACATCTCCAAGACGCTGCGGGCGCAGCAGATCATGGAGTATGCCGATTCCAACGTCAAGCCGTGGGACGACGCCTATTCGACCCTGGACATGACCTCCGACGAGGTGACGCTCCAGATCGGCTCCGACTTTCACTCGAAGTTCTGCGACCCGTTCGCGCTGCGCGTGTGGTTCGAGGTGATGAGGATGGTCCAGCCGGACGGCGTGCGATACAACGGCGACGTGGTGGACTTCCCCTCGCTCTCCCGTCACCGCCAGCTCCCGGGCGCGTTCGCCATGAGCTTGCAGGAGGAGTGCAACTTCGTCAAGAACGAGCTATTCGGGCGCGCCCGCAAGCTCCTGCCCGACGCGGACATCAAACTCATCATGGGCAACCACGACATCCGCATGGTGACTGCCCTCGCGGACTCCGGGCCTATGTTCATCAGCATGGACTCGCTCAAGTACAACGAACTGATGGGCCTCGACGAGCACGAGGTCGGCCTCGTGGCGCGCTCGACATTCCTCAACCCGAACGCGATGATGCGCAAGAACGACATCGCGCAGAACTGGGAGACGCTACCTGACGCCTACGGGCGTCCGTTCTACACCACGGTCCATGGCTTCCTGACGGGCAAGGGCTCGGCGGCCAAGCACCTCGCGCGCTTCGGCACCAACGGCAACAACGGACACATGCATAACCCTGAGATGACCACGGGCGGCAGCCTCGCCACAGGCATCTGCGAGTGGTCGCAGACTGGCACGATGGCCTACCCTCCCGCCGTGGACGCGGGCTACCTGCCTGGTCCGACCGAAAGCTACGGGCACATGACCACGTTCAACATAGTGCGCTTGTTCCCGAAGGCCCGCCACGTCCAGCACGATCAGGTCAAGATCGGCGAGACTATGGCCTACTTCGGCGGGTACATCTGGGAGATTACCGACGAGGAACTTGACGCCCGCGCGGCGATGATGGAAGTATGAAGATCAGCCAGCAAGCAACCCGCGAAGGCGAGGACATCGTACTGCGAATGCACGAGCATCCGAGTGGGCGACTGATAGGCACCCGCGTCTGGACTGGCGCAGCAAAGTACCTACGACCAATGCAGGTCAAAGGGTATCTCACAATCATGGTTCCTGAGAAGGGGGGCCTCAACATCAAGCCCGGAAAGTCTAGGAAATGAACACAAACCATTCCACGGACACAAAAATAAATTTCACGGACATTATAGGACTCTGCATCGGCACCTGTTTGTTGGCAGGGGCAGTCTTTACGTTAGGCCCAAGCACCCCCGCGTTGATTCGCGCCGTAGAAAGAGTGCCCACGGTTGACGATGTGGTACCGATTCCTAGACCAGCCTCTCGGGCATGTTGTCCCGACCCTCACAGCTTCGTCAGGGTCACCCCCGAAACGCCGTTCGACGTGCCTGCGGGTAAGGCCTTTGTGGTCACGGCAGTAGGGAGCACGAGTGCTGCGACGCAATCTGTCCAGGTGTTCTTCGACGGCGATCTGTATATTTTCTGGCGGGCTGACAGAGTAAACGGCGGAACCGAAAACTGGATCTCGCACCATGTGTCGGCTTACCCTACAGGACTCGCCGCGAATGGTGGTGTGATCTCCGTCGTAGATTCTGTGGCCGGAACCGATGGAGGCTTTGTCCTTGGGTATCTCTATCCCTGACAGAATTCAGAGTTCAAACCCGATGTCGGTAACGCTCGTCTCTGACCTCGTGGCAGGATCCAAGTCGATCGCTGAGAGCAACCCGCGCTCGAACGTGCGCAGCCCCACGTCGTCGGCACGCTGGGACGCGCCCTGTGCAAGTCGATCGAAGAACGGGCGCGGGCGGCTAGGCCCCACCGCGTCCACGACATACATAAACGCCCTCCCGCCCCGTCCCGCGCGCTCCCGATTCCTGCGCAGCCCCTCGCGGTACTGCTCCTCGGTGAGCCTCCGCACGTCCGTCTCCTTCACGGGCCGACCGTTGCGAAGACGGGGATCATCGTTCGGGTCGTCGAAGAAGACCAGCTTGCGGGCGTTGACAGGTGAGACGGACCCGCGCCCGTCGTGATACCAGACCGCCCAGTAGTGCGGGATGAAGAGATCCGCGCGCTGCTCCGATTCGTTGATGATGAGCCGGATGGCAGCCCGCAACGTCTTCGAGCCGATCGACTTCCGCACGAGCCGTAGCTCGCGCTCGCCGATCTCTTCAAGCACCTTGCGTGTGAGCCTCTTAGGGTCGATCACTACTTACCTTGCCTACGCCCGATCTCGGCGTTCCCTGCCTGCGGAGCCTTGCGGCCTATGGCAGCTTGGTCCGATCGCGACATGGACGGCGAGCGGGTGGCCTTCGGATCGCCGGGCTTGCGGTCCCGCGCACCTTCGAGCAGGCCGTCGTCAGGGTTGCGACCCGAGCCCGCGATAGGCTCGGCCATGCCCGCCATGGTGTTCTGAGCACCGAGCGTCATGCCGTCGAGGATGGTGGCGAACCCGTTGCCCGGCTGGATGAACTGAGGCACGCCATTGTCGTCCATAGGCTTCGCGCTCTTCGCGACCCATAGATCCTTGCCGAGCGCCTTCGAGCCTCCGGTCGGCTGCGCGAACTTGATACCCTCACCACCAAGGGTGCAGGAGAACACGCGCGAGAAGTTCTTCTGCGCTTGACCCAGCTTCCTCATCTGGAAGGTCAACATGGCGTTCGGTCCTTCGTTCGCCGCGCCGATCTTGCCGGGCAACGCGATGTTGGCGAGCTGCGGCGGCATGCCGTGGGCGGTCGCGATACGCATGTCGAGCGTGCCCGACTTCTCGGAGAAGCCGCTGTTCCCAGCGTCCTCCATCGCGAGCTTCTCAATCTGCACGGTCGTCTCCTCTGGGTTGCCGGGTATGTGGACGCCCTGCGCCTTGTGCGAGTTGCCGATGCCTTGGTTCGCCTTGAGCATCGTCTCGATCTTCGACCAGCACCCGCCGATGTTCTTGCCTAGCAGGAACAGGAGGAACTCCGGGACACCCCGGTTGAAGTAGAAGTCGAACTCGTGTTGGGTCATGCACTGGACCAGCTCGATCGAAGGCACCGCGCTCATGTAGTCGGGGTAGCCGTAGTACGCCGAGCGGTTGGTGCTCTGCCTGATGTGGATGACCTCGCTGTTCACGATCGAGCCACCGAGCACGGAGACTGTACTGCGGTCACTCGGCAGGATCGCGTCGTTGGCGGGCGAGTTGTCGATCCCGTCCAGGTCGCTGTCGGCCTCTTGGTCGATCTCGCCGAAGCGCCCCTTGAGATCCTCCAGGTCGCCGAACTTCGCGAGCACGCGCGTGTCGGCTGCATCCTGCTCACCCTCGACGATGTAGTGGTACAGGTTGGCGCTGTCCTCCTCCTCGACCTCGATGTGGATGCCAGCGGACTCGATGTGGTGGAGCCCGGTCACGAGCCCCTTGTCTTCGTCGTCGCCGTACACCACTTCGAGGAAGCACTCGCCTGTCTCGAAGTAGTCTAGCGCCAGAGCGTCCAGCGAGTCCTGCCACGAGAACCTCGTCAGCGGGTCAAGCGTGTCGTGGATGTCTTGCTCGCGGTGGCCGAGGCCGACTGTGCTCGACACCTTGGCGTCGATACAGATGGCGTGCGTGGGGTTGAAGTCCTCCAGATCGCGCGCCGTCATCTTGTCGATGAGGTGGGACTTCTTGCCCACGCTGATGCCCTGATTGGTCTCACCGCGCTCAGGGTCTTCGGCGGCGATCTTGGCCGCCTTCTTGAGCAGGGTGAAGAGAGTCGAGCCCTCCCCACCATGGAGGTCGGGCGTGTCGGCCCGGGACGAGATCAGCTTCATCTCGCCGGGCAAGTTGGTGTCGGTCATGGTCCCTCGTCAGGGTTGCGCAGGGAGACCGTCCCAACGTCTTGGGATAGGACTAGCCCCGCTTGAAGAAAATCGCGATTTCTCCTTGACACGGAGGCTTCTCCGTGCTAAGGTGCTTGTGTCTGCCAGATAGGCAGGCGATCTGTCAACTTGGCAGACGTACAGAAGGTAGCACGAGATTCGAGCCGCCGCAAGTGAAATCCCGGATTTGTTTCACATAGACCGCCGACAACCCAGCCCCGCAGGCTCGAAGCAGGCTACCTCCCATCTCCAGGGGGGCGGCCCGCTCGCCGTTGAGGAGAACCATGCGTAGAATCAGGTACGCCGAGGTGAAGCGCCTCGCGCTCTGCAAGCGAGGCAAGAACGGCCTCCAAACCCTCTACAAGTCGGACGGCACCGCCGAGTACGCGACCCTCACCAAGGGCGACGCGGAGAAGGGCGAGCTGCTGACCGTCATCTGGCCCAAGGGCCTAGCCGACCAAGATGGCGACTTCGCCGACAGCGACGCGGCTATCGACTCCATGATGAGTTCGCTGATCGCGAACGGCGGGGCCATGGACATCGAACACGACGGCAACGTGCTTCCGCGCGACGCCGTGAGCATCACCGAGGTGTTCACCATCCAGCAGTCCGACGAACGCTTCGCCGACTGGAAGGACTACGACGACAACTCGGTGGACGTGTCGGGCGGCGCAGCCGCTCGCATCCAGATCAACGACCCGGACCTCCGCGCGGCCTACCGCGAAGGGGAGTGGGACGGTGTAAGTCTGTTCGGCCCTGCTGCCGTCGAACAAGTGGATATCGTGGCAGCATCACAACGTGTGGCCGCTCGAATGGGCGGCATCCCGGAGACTGAAATGACCAAAGACGAACTCCAGGCCATCCTGGATGCCCAGAAAAAGAATTTCGCCGAACTGGCGAAGTCCATGAAGGACATCCTCGCGGCCAAGTCCGAGAATGACTCGGGCGACAACTCCAACGACGGCGAGGGTGTCACCGCCACCTCAGAAGAGAAGCCCACTTTCACAGGTGACGTGAACGACGCCCAAGCTCTCGCCGACTACGAAAGCGCTCTGCGTGGTTTTGAGCTGCGCAAGTCCGTCGCCTCTGGCGACATGAGCGCCGACGACATCGCGGAAATGCGCAAGTCCATGAGCGAAGCCGGTCCTACCGTCGATGACCTCAAGGAAGCAGGCATCGACGCCAAGGCCGGGGACTCGAAGGATGTCCGCGCCCTGCAAGTCAAGCTATTCAAGGCGCAGAAGGGCACCAACGTCCCGTCGCGTCGCACCTCCAGCGAGAACCCGGAAGATGTTCTCGCTAAGGCCGCTCAGGACGAGGGCCTGGCAATCGCCAAGATCATGAACGAGCAACTCGGAAACGGTCCCGCCGATGGTGGGATGCGCCTCATCAGCTAGTCGCTGCCGACCTTCACCAACCTCAACAACCTACTAGGAGTAACCAATCATGGCACTCTCTCCCAAAGAACTATTCGGCAGCGAGGTTTCGCAAACCACGAACCTCCGAGCCTACCCTGCCGAGAACGGCATCGCGGTGGGCACCCTCGGCACCCTCGCGGCTGACGCTGAACTCGCCCACCTAACCGCGCTCACCAGCTCTGGCGGCGAGTGGCTCCCCTGGGCCAACGGTGACACCACGAAGGTGGACGGTCTGCTCTGGTCGCCCAGCGCACCCCACGACGGTCTAGCCGCGTCCGAGACCCACGTTCAGGTCTTCAAGATCGGCGTGGTCCACATCGACGACGTTGCGCTGCCTGCGGGCCAAACGCTCACCCTGATGGTCACGGCCCTCAAAACCGCCCTCACCCGTTCCGCCGGTCTCGTTGTCCAAGGCGACAGCGGCGTGGCCTAATCCGAGCTTCTGCTCACCAACCTCCGTCTAGGGGATTCCTATGCCGAACTCTGCTGACGTTCTGAGCTGGAGCACACTGACTCCCGCCGTGAACGAGATGAAAGCGCCGAACGCTTTCCTCAAAAACATGCTATTCTCTAGGGACGTTACCGTCCCGACTCGCAACATCGAACTGTCCTTCCTGAACCGTGGTCGCCAGATCGCGCCGTTCGTGGAGCGCAACGGTGCCGCGATCATGACCGAAGGACGCAACGAGTCCTTCCGCGTCATCACACCCCCGCACATCAGGGTAAAGCGCCCGATGACTCCGAGCGAGCTTCTTGAGAAGCGTCGTCCGGGCTCGGTAATCTTCCCTGGTGCCGGTGGCATCCAGAAGGCCATGCGTGAATACATGGCCTCAGAACTCGCGATGCTCGGCGACGACATCACGAACTCGGAAGAGTACCTCTGCGCCTTGGCGCTCCGGGGTGCGGTAAGCTACTCCGTGGCTGACGAAGCCTCCTTCACCATCACGTTCCCTCGTGATGCTACGCATGACTACGCCCTCTCGGGCACTGATTTGTGGGACAACGGGGCCTCTTCGCCCCGCAAGGACTTCCTCGATGCTTCCCAACTGGTCAACGACGCGGTGAGTCTGAACGTCACGGACGCGATCATGGGCTCCGACGCTGCCGACGCCTTCCTGGCCGACGCTTCCGGTGAACTGTCGAGCTTGCTCGACATTCGCCGCATGAGCACCGGCACCGTGGACCTGACCCAGCAGATCGCCGAGTCCGGCGCGCTGTTCCTGGGCACGTTCGTCCACGGCATCCGCGTGTGGCGCTACGGTCGTCAGGTGGACGTGAACGGTGTCGCCACTCCCCTCATCCGTGCGAAGTACGTCGAGTTCGTCGCACGTACCCCGGCTGCGCAGTTCGTCACCTACTACGGCGCGATCGAGGACATGAAGGCGATCGGCGCGGGCAAGGTGCTCCAGTCGAAACGCTTCGCGAAGTCCTGGGAGCAGGAAGACCCGTCCGCGCGCATGCTGCTGGTCGAGTCGAACCCGATGCCCGTCCCGCGTCGTCCCGACGCCACGGTCTCGGTCCAGGTTCTCGCCTAGTCCTGACGGACACCATCGGGGGGCCGGGTCTGACCGGCCTGGCTCCCTGTACCTTTCAGGTCATCATCAAACACTTGGCCGACACCGGCCACGCCAAGGAGGCAAACGTGAGCGAGCAGAAAACCTACCGAGTCATCCGAGGGGCAATCCGACTCCCTCGGGGCACCAATACCGGCTTCATCATGTCCCGTCGCGACATGATCGTCCAGGGTGAACTGATCCCGCCCGGCATCGCGACAAATGCCGACATCCAAAGCTGGCTCGACGAGGGCCGCATCGAAGAGGCTGATGTCTCGGTCGCGCAAGTCGAGGAGCAGATCCAACTACACCAGAGCAACCCGTTCCGCGCTGACCCCTCCGCACTGGTCGGTAAGACCATGGAGGATCTCATCATCATGATCCTGGAGATCGACGAGAAGTACGACACGGACCAGCTCGCCGATGAGAAGGCCGCCGTGCAGCTTCTCACGTCCGGCTGGACGCCCGAGATGCGGCAGATCGTAGCGCCCGTCTCCGACAAGTCGCGCCCCGAGGCGCTCGCCCTGCACAAGCTGGAGCAGGAGCAAAACGGAGGCAGCGCCCTCAAAGCGTCGAACCGTGAGATGTCCGTCGAAGGCCGAGCGGGTCTAGACGCCCTCGAAGCCGCCAAAGCCCTTGCTGCCGCGCCCGAATCCCAGGAGTAATTCGACATGGCCGCACCCTTATTCATCACCGACGAAGCCACGCTCAAGACCCGCCTCCGTCTGTCCGCCGTACCCGCGTCCGCTCTGGACACGGAGGCGATCATCGACGAGGCGATCCTTCGTGCGCGCGTACGCTTCTATACGGACTTGGGTGCGTCCAGGACCAACGTGCTCGTTGCCCTCCCCTTCACGGAGACGCCGACCACGGACGACGAGATCCTTCGAGCCATCTGCAACACCACGGAGGCGAAGCTGGTCTACTGTGGGCTGCTTCGCCTCCTCCCGAACACGTTCATGGATGCCTCTGGCGACGTAAACTCTCGTTGGCAGGAAGAGGCCCCGACGCGCGAGCGCGGAGGCTTCGAGCTGACCGAGGAGCTAACCCGCTGCGAGCAGGAGATCGTGCATGCGATGGTAATGCTGGCCGCGCCGAACGCGACCGAGTGTGACGATGCGCAAGTCATCGACGGCACGCCGGACTGTCAGACCAGCTTTCCCGCGAACACTCCGCGCATCGGCATGAGCCTCAGAGGAACCAGCGGCATCAACCCACCGCGCGAGGACTAGACCATGGGGTACAAGACCGCCATCCAAGCAGCTCTTGAAACTCGTGCCTACGCAGGCACGTTCCCGGAAGCGGTGTACTCGGTCGCGCGCCCCAGCATCCTTTCAGAAGGCGCAGCGCAGGCCGTCAAGTCCGCAGAGACCAACGAGGTCCGTGGGGCCTTCGGCATCGACCCGGAGTACGGTCGTGACTTCCGCCAAGAGCGGCAGGGCTGGGCCTGGCTCCTTATCGTGAGCTTCGACACCGAGGTGGTGCTCGAAGACTTTGAGACCGCGCTGATGCGGTCGCCCATCACAATCGCCCAGGACACCGCTGACGGCAGAGACCGGCAAGTCATGCTGCTGCTAGAGGAGTCTTCATACGAACACCCGCCGCGAGGCGGGGCGTCGAATGGCACCGAGGTGACGTATCGTTTCGTCGCTGAGTTGTCCCAGCAGTAGCTACTGCCCAACCCAACCTCTTAGGAGATAACCATGCCCGGAATCAACACCAGCGGCGCTCCCAACACCCGGGACTACACTCTCGGGCGTGGCATCGTGCGCCTCGCTTCTCTAACCGCAGCCGGTCTGCCTGACGCAAACGGCTTTCGTGACCTCGGCAACTCGCCCGAGTTCGGTATCACCGTGTCCTCAGAAGACGTGCGGCACCAATCTAGTCGCACTCAACTCAAGTTCACGGACAAACGTGTGACCGTCTCGCAAGAGGTCGGCATCACGTTCATCTTGGACGAGATGAACTTTCAGAACCTCGCGGACTACTTCTCGGGCGGAACCGAGACGTTCACGAACACGCACGACACCGCGTGGGCTGCTCACGAAGATTCGATCGTGGCATCCTCCGTCAAGATCGGCAACTGGTATCAGCTCAAGGATGACAACGGCAACCGGGTCTACGATCTGGGAGCGGGTGGCCTGATCTACTCGTTTGAGGAAGACCCCGCTTCGGCGGCGACCCCGCTCGTTGCCAGCGACTATGAGATCGACGAAGAGATGGGCCTCGTGCGCTTCCTCTCCACCGGCACATCCACTCTGGCTGACGGCGAGGTCATCGGCTTCGCGATCACCACGGGCGCGGGCGCAGGCCAGGACCTCGATCAAGTCAACGCCCTGACAGAAGCCGACGTGACAGGCGCGTTGCTGTTCATTCAGGAGAACGCCAGCGACCAAGGGAGCAAGTCCGAGTACCTGTTCCACAAGGTCTCTTTGTCCAGCGACGGCGATCTACCTCTCATCGGCGACGAGATCCAGCAGGCGTCCTTCACGGGCGTCGCGGAAGTCAACTCGGGGGTCACGGAGACCAGCCAAGTCCTGACCGTTCGCACCTATGACCAACAAGCGTAGTACTGATTGAGGCACCGCAGCTCCGGGCTCGCAAGGCCCGGAGCTACATCTTTCAACTCAAGCAAGGCAGATGACACAATGAGCTGGCGCAAACGATTCACCTTCCGCGACAAGCGGAGCATCAAGCACCAAGTCAACGGGCAGGAGTTTCGCTTCTACCCGAACCGCATGGCCCTGCTGACGCAGGCCAAGGACATCGCGGAGCCGGTGGCTCAGGCGATCAACACCCTCTTCACCGACCAGAGCCGCGACTCGGGTTCCAACGTGAAGCGCCACCACGAGGGCGACTTCTTTATGGAGGACATCGAGACCCAGCCGCTCGCCATCGAGATGGCGAGGCACCGGCATAGCGAGCGCTCCGGTGCGATCAAGACGATCATAGGCACGCTCGCCGACACGCGCTCGCTCATGCTGCTAGGCACGCTGTTCATGGACAGCTTGCGCGAGGAGTTCCCATACTCCAAGGAGCGCCACCCGTCAGAGGTGGAGGAGTTTCTGTACGGGGATGAGGGTGAGGGTAGCGACTACCATGGGCTCGACACGCCCGTGCTCGTGGAGCTGTTCCAAGGCTGGATGAAGGCGAACATGACCACGTTCGGCGACACGGGGGAGTCACTGGTCGGGCTGGTAAAAACCAGGATCGAGGGGATCGTCTCCGAGCAAAACTCGGAGACGCCGGACCCGACCAATGGCGTGCCCTCCAAAACGCCTTCGTCGCCGCAGTCGGATTCGGATTTGACGCCGACTACCTAGACCGACTAGACCTACTCCAATTCAACTCACTCATGGCCTCCATCAACGAACACCGAATCCGGCAGCGCGTGTCGGCCATCTACGACATGGCACACGGCGCGCAAGCTGACGGCAAGGCGATCAAGGAATATGCGAAGACGTTGATGAAGGGGGTAGGCATCGAGAAGGAAACCATGGGGTCGGCTGACGACTTCAACAAGGAGATCGGGAGCATCTAACCATGGTTGATCGCGGTGGACTGAACTACCCTATCAGGGTTAGAGATGAGTTCTCTAAGACGACGGCGCTGTTCCGCAAGGAGATACGCGCGGCGAAAAAGGAATTCAGGGATTTCCAAAAGGTCCTCAAGGGGCGGAAGTCCTCCGCGAAGAACATCCGCGATCAGACCAAGGCAACGAAGGAACTTGCCAAGGCCCAACGCCAGCTCACCAAGAATACGAAGGCTGGCAACAAGCCTCTGTCTAAAAGGGAGAAGCAGGCCAGGGAAACTCACAGGGCTAACAAGAGGCTGTCCCGCTCCATCGACCAGTTATCAAAGAGTCAGAAGCAGCGCGAGCGTACAGCAATCGCTCTCCGCAACGCGCAGAACGCAGACGCCCGCAGGGAAGCCGCGAGGCTCAAGTCCCTTGAGAGGCAAGCCGTCGCCGAGCGCAAGGCATCCAACGCGAAGAACGTCGAGTTCCAGGCCACGCGCAAGCTGAACCAAGAGTTGTTCCGCGAGGCCGTGGCCCGCAAACAGATCGAGTTGCTCAAGAGGCAAGCACGCGCTCAGTTCGCGGCAGGAGACTTCTCTGGCGGCACGGAAACGCTGCGCCGTTCGAGAGCGCTGGAGAAGTCGCTCAAGGCCCAGGTGGGTTCGGCGCAGAAGCTCCTATTCACGTTCCGCCGACTGGTAGGCACGCTCGCCATCTTCACCCTGGCTCGCAAAGGCGTGCAGGTATTCAACGACCTCGTGCGTGCAGGCGTCAAGTTCAACGACGTGGTGGCGAATGCCCAGCTCGGCATCGCGGGCCTCGTCATTACCCTCGGCGACGTGCGCAACGCCCAGGGTCAGTCCGTCGAGGCGACCGAGCAGCTCGCGCTAGCGCTCGGTACTGCCCGGGAGCAAACCGCCAAGCTGCGCCAGGACAGCCTCAAGACCGTCGCGACGTTCGAGCAACTGCTCGACACGTTCCAGGTTAGCGTCGGCCCCGGCCTCGCTGCGGGGCTCAACCTCGACGAGGTGCGTAAGCTCACGGTGGACATCTCACAGGCTGCTGCCGCGCTGGGCGTCCCTCAGAACCAACTAGCCGAGGAAGTCCGCTCGCTCCTGAGCGGCACCATTCAAGCGCGCACGACTCGTATCGCGACCGCGCTCGGCATCTCCAACGAGGACGTTCGCAGGCTCAAGGAGACGGGCGAGCTGTTCGACTTCCTCGAAGAGAAATTCTCAGGATTCGCCGAGGCTGCTCAGAAGCAAGCGCGCACGACGTTCTCAGGTATCACCACACTCGTCAAGGGGTTGGTCCAAGAGGTCCTCGGCGAAGCTGCCAGGCCGCTGTTCCAAGAACTCATCTCTCTAGGCAACGAACTCTTTGACAACTTCTTGTCGATCACGGATGCCGCCGGAAACGTCAAGCCGAGCCCCGAAGTGGTGGCAGCGTTCCAACAGGTCTTCGACGCCATCAAACGTACCGTTGAAGCCGTGCGCGAGCTAGGCTCGGGCGGGGGAGGTCTCACGCTTCTGTCGGCCACTATGTCGGCCATCGCCAACACGATTGACTTCGTGAGAGGCGCTCTCGTCCAGCTCATCTCCGTGTTCCAGACGATCACTGGAGCGTCGCAAGAGTTCTCCAAGTTCCTGGGCATCTCATCTAAGAACACCGGAGCGATTACTGCCTCCGTGGGTAAGTGGTTGGTCAACATCCTACTTATCCAGAAGGCACTCTCGGTCATAGACTTGAAGATGCTCAAGATCGCCGCGCGCGTGAGCGCTGTGGCCGTGGCGTTCTTCGCTATCGCTAAGGCTAGCGAGTTTGTCCTGGAGAAAATCTTCGGCGTCGATCTAGGTATCCGCGACACGATCGAACTCATCACGATCGGCCTGTACTCTGCATGGATCGGCGTAACGTCGATCGTGCAGGAAGTCGCCATCAAAGCGGTCAACTTCCTCGCCAACGCGCTCGACACGATCATCACGGCTGCGAAGAACAAGGCATCGTCCGTCAAGGGCTTCCTCAACGCTCTCTTCGGAGACGACAAGGGCGCGCAGGCTGCCGCGAAGGAGCGCCTCGACCGCGAGCTTGAAGCGACCAACCGCATCGCTGACCGCAAAGCCAAGGCCGCGCTGGAGGTCGCCGCTATCGAACTCAACGCCAAGGCCAAGCAGAAGGCACTTGAAGGGGAGATCGCTAAGGTCATTGGCGACCGCGCTGACGAGAACGCCAAGGGCGAGGGCTTTCGCGAGGGCTTCGATCCCAAGGCTGCCGCGAAGGCTGCCGCCGACGCTGCCAAGACGTTCGTGTCTACGGCGAAGCGCTCTATCTCCGACCTGGGCGCTTCGCTCAAGGAGGTCAACGATGAGCTGGTCTTGGCTGAACAACTATTCAGCCAGGCCACGCGCTCCTCGGGCGTGGGCGGTATCGCGGGTGATGTCGAGAGCGCCTTCGACGAGGAGGAGATCGCCAGGGCAGGGAGGTTGCGCAAGATCAAGGCCGATCTCGTCAACGTAGAAAAGGAGATCACTCGTCTCCGTGCAATCGGCCCCGAGGCCGAGGGCGCGCTCAACTCCGCTCTCCAGGACCAAAAGCTGCTCCAGGTCGCGATTCTGAACTCCGAGGAGCAGAGCCTCGGACTCGCGAGGCTCAAGGCCGCCACACTGGCAGAGCAGGAGCTTCCGGCGCTGCGCGAGGAGAGCGTGCTCCTGGCAGCTCAGGTCGCCGTAGAGGCCGCCAAGACCGCAGCCCTAAAAACCAACGCCGGGAACCGCCAGCTAGCTTTGGTGGCAGCACAGTCCTCCTTAGACCTGGCTAAGTCCGAGCTTGCCGCTACCAAGAGCAAGAACGAGCTTGAACTCCAGACTCTCAAGGATCGAGCCCTCGAACTAGGGCCGGGCGCAGAACTGACCTCCCTCATCAAGGTGATCTCTGCCCTCTCCATCAGGCAAGGCTTCGAGGAGGAGATACTTCGCCTGCGCACCGAGCAACTGGCGAAGGCCCAGGAGGAGGCGAACCTAGTGGCGAACGGCTCGCTGACCGATGGACTCAAGGAAGGCTTCATGGAGTTCGCCGAGCAGTTCGGCTCGACGTTCAACGCGGGGATGCAGATAGCTCGCCAGAGCACCGCTGCACTCGCCTCCTTCATTAGCCGGGAAATTACTGCCGCATTCGACCCCACTGTGGACTCCACCTTGGAGGAGCGGTTCGCGCGGTTCATGCAGTCGGTCGCCAACATCATCCTCCAGCAGCTCATCCAAGTCGCCATCGCCAAGGGCATCAAGGAGCTAGGGTTCGCCACAACGAAGGCCGCCACAGAGGCCACTGGTGCAGCCGCTACAGGCGCCGTCGAGATCGCGACAGCTAAAGCCGTCGCCTTCATCCAGGTCACGACAGCACAGACTATAGCCGCCATCCGCGTTGCGAGCGGGGGTGGAGGTGGTTTAGCACAAGGAGGACTCGTGCCTAGAGGTTTCGCCAAAGGAGGCATGATCGAGCACGCGACCAAGGCCGCGCAGCCGTTCGCCAGAGGGGGATTCTCGAAACCCTCCCACATCCCAGCCTCCGACACGATCCCGGCGTGGCTCACGCCCGGCGAGTTCGTGATGCGGAAATCCGTCGTAGAAAATCTCGGATTGCCCTTGCTTGAGGCCATGAATGGTGGCAATATGCCTGTCGTGGGCAGCTACAGTGCAGAAGCAGCCGGGCCGAGCACGGGCATGCAGTCCGGCGGACTGGTGGCAGATCAGATCGCATCGGCCGCGATCGAGAGAGGCTCTGGCGAAGAAGCCTCCAGCACCGTCGTGGTTCCTGCCATCGTGGCCCGGGACGGGGAAATGGACAAACTCACCGCTGGCGGCCGCAACGCCATGCTCGCCTTTATGCGAGAGAACGCGGGTAACATCAATTCGCTGCTTGACCGCAGCAACGGCAGAGGATAACACCATGGCATGTGTATGGATAGAAGGTTTTGAAACACACACCCACGACTCCCAGCTCTCGCGTAAGTACGCGATTGCATCAGGGAGCATTCTTGCTGCGTCTGGGCGCGTGTTTGGAACCTCTGGACAGATCAGTCAGACGATCTTGCTTACACCCTCGATCGGCGCGACTGACAACACCGTCGTGATCGGCTGGGGCTGTCGCCTTGAGAGCCACAACGCAAGTCTCAACAGCGGCAACCAAGGACTATACATCGAGACCGGCACTGAGGAGCAGTTCCACATCGAGCTGGAGTCCGACTCTGGCCTCGGCTTCCGATGGCTGCTCAAGAGCGGAGCCACGACCATAGATACGTCAAGCTACTTCGACTTTGGCGTATGGCACTACTTCGAGGTGAAAGCCACAGTCCGCACAGGCGTCAATGGCGCTTACGAGCTGCGCCACAACGGCGTGCTTGAAATGAGCGGCTCTGGCATGGACATGGCCGAAAACGGCACAGACGGCTGGGACATCTTCGGGTTCCGCTACACCTCGTTCAGTAGTGGGCTCCTGTACGATGATATGTACATTCTCAACGGCACGGGCTCGAAGAACAACGACTTCCTCGACCCGTCCATCGTCGAGGGCCTGCTCCCGAGCGCGGACGGCGACGACACTCAGTGGACGCTGGACACAGGTGGTGTGGCGAACTGGTCCCAGGTCGATGATAGCGCAATCAGTGCGCCCGACGATTTCTCCGGGGGAGGAATCAACTACTCAGACACGAACGGCAACCGCGACCTGTACGAGTTCATGGATCTCCAGCAGATCACCGGCACGATCCACGCGGTACAGGTTGGCACGCAGCTCGCCATGAACACCCCAGGCACGCGCACTGTGAAGACCAAGTACAAGGACCCTGACACGACTCTAGCGGACGGAGCATCGCACGTCGTGGACTCACCGGCCTACGACGAGTTCACAGAGGTCTTCGACGACAACCCGGCCAGCGCTACAACCTGGGATGTCGCCGACATCGACGACGGGCAGTTCGGCGTAGAGGTGGTGAGCTAATGGCACTCCGATGGCTTGAGGGCTTTGAAGGCGCGAACAACAACGAGACCGTACACGGGCGTATCTACTCCAACGTCCCGACGACCGCGAGCACCCCGCAGGACGGGGCCTCGTCCTCTGTGGACGAGGCGTACAGCGACGACAACTCGTTCCTGACGACCAACGCGCTCGTGGCTCCCGTGCAGAACTCGTGGATCATAGGCTTCGCATTCCGGCCCGCCCACGGCACCACAATCAACAATCCCGACGTGCCTTACGTCGCGATGGAGAACACGGACGGCGAGCAGATTCGCATTGAGTTCCTGCAATCCAACCCCGCCATCTCGAAGCCGGGAGGCATCTACTACCGACTGCGCATCATGCGCGGTGCCGTGGAGATTGCGACCAGCGACCAAGCCTTCAACCTCGAAGGCGCGCTCGTAGTCGAAGGATGGTGCTACTTCGAGTTCAAAATCACTATTGACAACTCCGTGGGAGCGGTCGAGGGTCGCTACCGCTGGATTCAGAAGCCCTCGCGCCAAGCGGGAGGCGTACACACCACCCTGACCTGGGATGCTGCCGTGTCGGGCATCGACACGCAGAACCAGACCAGTGCCGGGGGCGACCGCTTCACCCTAAACACCAACTCAGGCAACGCGGGCAACCAAACGGCGTGGGACGACATCTACGTCTGCGACTCGACAGGCTCGAAGAACAACGACTTCCTCGGCAAAATCATCATTCAGAAGCACTCCCTGCCGGACGGCGCGGGCGGCGAGGGCGACACGACCGACTGGGATCTGGTCACGGCCACGAGCACGGGAGACGCCTGGGAGGAGCCTCACAACACGAACGAGGACGACGAGCGCACCACGAGCGCCACGACCAGCCAGATCCACCTCGGTGCGTATGACCCTCTCCCGGACCTGATCTCGGGCGCTCCCATCATCGGTGTCCGCAAGGACATTCACGGGCGCATGGAGACGACAGGCTCTCTTGATATCGGCCACATGTGGCGGAAGACGACGGTGCCGTCCGGGCAAATCGAGAGCGGCACCGCGCTCACCGTGGACAGCACGACCATAGTGGCGAACACCGTCATCGCCGAGGACGACCCCAACACCGCTACGACCTGGGTGAACGCGGACCTGGATACGTACCAGTACGGCGTCAAGAACAACGGCTAGCGGGAGACCGGAGGCATGGCCCAAGTCAACATCACGCGGCAGAACGTCGAAGTCGTCGGAGAACAAGGTGACGTCGATAGCGTGTCCCGCCAGGACATCCAAGTCGCCGCTGACTTCGAGGCCACCGCACAGGTGAACGTCACGCGCCAAGCGCTCGAAGTGCTTGCGCCAGAGCCCGACTGCACCGCGATGTCCCGCCAGGACATCCAAGTCGCCGCTGACTTCGGGGCCACCGCACAGGTGAACGTCACGCGCCAAGCGCTCGAAGTGCTGGCCTCGCCTGATGCCGAGAGCGCGATGTCCCGCCAGGACATCCAAGTCGCCGCTGACTTCGGGGCCACCGCACAGGTGAACGTCACGAGGCAGTCCTTGGAGTGCCTCGCGAGGGCGGGGGTCCGCCCGGTCGTCCCAATTCCGCTGGTGGACGACGTGCATATCTTCCTCCACAACTGGGCGACCAAGGCCAAGATGAGAACTTCGTTCAGGACCGACGTGGTTACTTCGCCCGACTCGGGCGCGGAGTCCCGCCGTGGCCTGAACGTCAAGCCGTTCCGCGTGCTCGACTTGGAGTGGTTGGTCTCCCCTGGTAGCGGCCTGGAACTGGCCGACTTGGAGCGCCTGGAGGTCTTCCTGCGCCGCATGACGGATCAACGCTTCCAGGTCCCGATCTACATGGATCAGCAAGAGTTGGACGCTAGCTACACCACGAGCGATTCGACGATCTTCCTGCCCACGAACGAAGGTCGCTTTTTCCCTGGCGCGCGCATCGGCGTCGTTCTGCTCGACGCCGCCAACCAGGTCTCCGACTTCGCGTTCTACAACATCAGGTTGATGGAGAACGACCGCATCAAAATCGACGGCACGCTGGGTAGGAGCATCCCCGCAGGCTCGTACGTCTTCCCCATTATGGACTGCGAAGTACAGCTCGAAGTGGGTGGCAGATACCTCACCGCTCGCACGGCTTCCATCAAAATCTCTGCTGTCGAGGTCCCGGGCGCGTCGCAGCTCCCTCCTCTCAGGACGGACCTCCCGACCGACGCACCGCTAGCGCACGACGGCCGCCCAGTCTGGTTCGAGCAACCTGACTGGTCCAAAGGCGTCACCAAAGGGCGTAGTCGCCAGGGCAACCGCTCCAGCGAGGGCCGCGCGGACTTCGTGAGCGTCGAGGGCGACCGCTCCCGTCAAACCCACAGCTTCGAGATCAGCGGTAGCCGTTCCGATATGTGGAAGGCCCTGGAGTTCTTCGAGACCCGCCGGGGTCGCCTACGGAGCTTCTGGCACATCGACCAAGACCAATACTTCGAGACGGTGGACATCGACACGGTTGTCGGCCAGTTCGTCAGTGTCTCCGAGATCGGCGACGTTGCGGACACGCAAGAGGAGTTCAACGGCGAGGCTGTAGGCATAGTACTCACAGACGGCACCCACATCGTACGCGGTGTGTCCAGCATCCTCGCGAGCGTTACCGTCTTCCGCATCGCGACGACCTCCCCGTTCCAGACCGGGCTGACGGCCGCCGACGTGCAGCGCTGCGCCCGCGCACGGCTAGTACGCTTCGACAAGGACGAGTTCGTCGAGACGTGGACGCACACAGGCCACTGTACGGCAGGCATCGACCTCATCGAAGTGCTCAACGAAACCGACTTCACTATCTAGGAGACAACTATGGTAAAAGCATACGCACGCCCTGAGAAGGAGGGTTTCGTCCTCGTGACATTCTTCTATGGCACTGACCTGGGCACGCAAGCCAAGTACACCGACTGGGACCAGCCTTTCCTAGGGCACACGTCCGAGCCTCGGATGTCGCTGTCAATCCCAGAGAACACAGGCACGTTCGACAAGCGCGAGCTGAGAATCATCCTCCCTATGGACATCTTCACGACGCGCGCATCGAGTGGCGTTCCTCACTCACCAATGTACGTCAAGATCGCAGAGTTGACGCAGGGCCTTTCCACTGGGGACCAGTCCTCGCAAAAGGTTCTCTACTCTGGTCGCGTCATCCGCACGACGCGCAACTACCAGGGTATAAACAACAAAGTAGGCTTCTTCTGTCTGCCGATCAAGTCGCGCCTCGACGTGTCTATGGGCCTGCCCTGCAATCACCACTGTGCCTGGACCTTATTCAAGGGTGGGTGCGGTCGCGCGCCGGTTAGCATCACCTCCGAGATCGTCTCTGCGGACGGCACGGAAATCACCGTGACGGACATCGCGATCACGACACCAGGCTCGGTCGACGCCTTCTACTGGAAGCGGGGCTACCTGCTGAAAGACGGGCTCCGCATCTCCATCCGCGAATACAACGGCGCGACAGACACGAGCAAGCTCTACATGGCGCGCCCGGTCCCGGACGACTGGGTTGGAGGCACCAACGACATCCAGTTCATCCCCGGCTGCGACAAGACCATCGAGACATGCCGCTCCCGCTGGAACGCCGAGCAATACTTCATGGGCCTCGGCTACGCCATACCCTCCTACTCCCCTAACTTCGAGACGCCCTCATGACCACGCGCATCTACAGCCCGCAGCTCGTGTGGACCAGAGGCAAGATCGGCGACGTTGCGCTCGATGCGCTCGACCGCTGCCTCTATGCGTGGCTCAACACACCTTACGAGTCGGGCCAGAGCTTCATCCAGCGCGGCGCTGACTGCACGGGCGCTGTCTTCGGCGTTATAGACTCGATCGACGGGCGCGCACGCATGGAGCCCGCTGGGTTCCCTCACGACGGCTCCTTGCACGACCGCGCAGGTGCCATCGCCACGGTGCGTGAGATCATGCGTCGCTATTCGCCCTGCCACAAGGTCGAGGCTGCGGACAACCGGCTCTATTACGTCGAGCCCGGCGACATCGTGGTGACGGGAATGCCTGGAGGCGGGCCGGGCCACGTCGAGATCGTAGGCGCACGTCCGAACGAGCTTTGGCACGCACAACCGTCCCCTGGATTCCATCAGGGTGGCTGGTCATTCTTGGAACAACAGATTCTCTACGCGGTCTTCCGCAGCGATGATAAATACAGGTGGGGGCACCAATGCAACGAGTAGCACAATGGCTTTGGCGTCGCGTGGACGACGTGACGTACAACTGGAACTGCAACCGGCCGCGCTTTTGGCAGAAGGTCGCGTTGGGTGCTAGCGTTCTCACCGCTGGTTGCATCCTCCAGTTCGGCGAGCCCAGCCCGGAGCCCGGCCCCGATCGGCCCCAGGTGGCATGGGTCCAGCTCGCTATCCTGGTTGTCTCGGTCGGCCTGTCCATCATCGCCGGGCAGATGCTCGCGGATAAGTCGGACTCACCTCTCGCTACCGACAAGCCTACCACCTTGTCAGTTCGAGGCTCCTACACACCCTGGCAAGTCGGCATCCGCCGCGTCGGCCCGGTGTTCTGCTGGGCAGGCGACCGCGAGATCCGCAAGGAGGAGGGGGAAGGGGGAGGTAAGGGTGGTGGCGATCCACCCGAAGTAGATGTCTACTACGAGGCTGGCTGGCACGTCCTCGGCATAGGGCCGATATTCGCGCTTCACTCCATCATCCAGGCAGGCGAGACGATCTTCACCGGCCCGATCTCGATTGAGTCCCACCCGAGCGGCACGACCGTCGATCTGGGCAAGGAAGGCGTCTTCACGATCTACTGGGGCGAGCCCTCGCAGCCGACGAACTCGTTCCTCGGCAACGCCAACCGCGTAGGCATCACGAGCCGCTGGCCGCACGCCTGTTACGTCGTGTGGAACAAGAAGCGACTGCTCGGGGAGACCTGGAGCATCCTCGACTACGTTACGGAGCGCCGTCCGAGCTACACGGACCTCACAGAGTCAGATGGGTGGTATACTCCTAACAACACGCTAAGTGGCGACCCGGACACCGTGGTTGACGTGCTCGCGAGCGCCGACGAGGACACCGGCTACATTCAGGTCGATGGCGACCGCTCCTCGACCTACAGGCCGACGTTCGGCATCGAACTGACTGGCGTGGGTATGCCAAACGGTGCCTACGAAGTGCTGCGCACGGAAGCCGTCTCGGTCTACGTGAGCGGCTCGCCCCCGTACGAAAAATACGGCACCCAAACGCGCATCTTCCTCCAAGAAGGCACGCTAGGAGCGACCGCGACCGGCACGGTGGAGGCTCGCGTGGATGATGAGTCGGACGGCGCGAACATCGCGCACCTCATGGGCGAGCTGCTGTTCGCTGACTGGCCCCTTGGACTCCAGCTCGACCCAAACCACACCGCAGAATCGTGGGACCTGGACTCGCTCGAAGACCTGGGCGTCGAGGCCGAGGCCGCAGACTGGCGCGCATCCATCCTTGGTACGCAAGGTGAGACCGCCGAGGCCATGCTAGGCTCGATGCTCCAAGATCACGGCACAATGCTGCCGATCGACACCAAGACGGGTAAGATGCTGTTCCAGCGCGTCCGCTTCCCTACTGGCATACTCTCCGCGTTCGTGGAAGATATCTATGCAGACCGCTTCCCTGAGATAGACACCGTTCACGGCGAGCAGCCGGTGGACCGACTCATCTTCTCGTTCAGCGACCGAGAGAACTTCTACGGCGACATGACTATCGCCGTGGACGACGACGGGCAGGCTGGCTTCTCCGAGCACCAACGAGCGCGCAAGGTCCCGATCGTCAGCACGACGCTGTTCTCCACGGCTGCCAAGCTCGCCGAGCTGCGGTCGCCCGAGGAACTCGCACCAGGCGCGCAGTACCGTTTAGACGCATCGCGCGAAGCCCGCGACTTGCTCCCTGGACAGGCGATCACCGCCGAGGGCTTCGACGAAGTGCTCCGCGTGGTAGAAGTCTCGGTGGACCCACTCTCCGAGCGGGTCGAGCTGAAAGTCATCCCGGACTTCTACGGCGTCCCGCTGTCCGAATTCGTGACGGGCCAGGGTGGCCTGCCCGGCACGCCCCGAGCCCCGGAGATTGACGAGGCGTTCGCCTACGTCGAGATCCCGGAACAAACCCTCGGCTCACCCTTCCCGGCGACGCAGTACGTCATAGTGCCTCGCATCCGCAACCACGACCAGATCAGCTTCTCGACGATCCACTTCTCGGCCGACGACACGACCTACATGGTCAAAGGCAACGACCCGAACGTGCAGACAGGCGGCACGCTGCTGACGGCGCTCGCTGCGGACGGGCCGACGTACGAGGCGCAGTCGGTGGACTTCACAGAGCTGGGGCCGGACAACGCGGCGGTGCAGGACTTCTCTGCGGACCTGACGAGCTGGGGCCTCGGGCGGCAGCTAGCGGTCCTCGTCTCGGAGGCTGGCACGGAAATCTGCTTCTTGCAGAAGTCCACCATCACGGGCGTCTCTACTCGTCGCCTGGACGGGCTCCTGCGCGCTCGCTACGACACGCGCAAGCTCGCGCACCCGGTCGGCACGGTGGTCTACATCCGATCCGGATTCACGTCGATCACGGAGTTCACGGACGGACTGCTGGAACCCACGCTCCCGCTCTACGTCAAGTCCCAGCCGGGCACGAGTGCCGGGCAGGTCAACCTGTCGGCTGTCCAGAACTACGGCGCTGCGCTCGTGGGCAAAGGTCAGGTGCCTATTGCGCCCGACTACGTTCATGTCAAGGCCCCTTACCCGACTGTCCCGGCCTACGAGGCTGGGGACGACATCACGATTGGCTGGGCCATCTCGACAGGCACCCCCCACACCGGAGCTGGCGGGCAGTCGTCCGGCGTCATCACGGGGATTGCTGAGATCCCAGGCTCAGTGCAGATCGAGTTTCTCACGACACTCGACTTGGTGAAGCGCACGGTCTTGGTGGATCCGTCCGCCACAGACACCTACGCCTACAGCAACGCCGACATCATCGCAGACTTCGGTTTCGAGGCGTCCATGCACGTTCGTGTCAGGCATGTCGCGAACGGGCACGTCTCTCCGGTGAGCCCTACGCTCACCATCTCGAAAATCTAACGCCAGGAGGCAACCCAATGGTACGACCGATAAAGAACGACATCGACTCAGGCATCCAGTCCTGGGACGGTAAGATAGACGACAACGATGAAGCTTTGTTCAACGGCCCCATGCCGATCCACGAGCACTCGGGGGATGAGACCGACCTCGCAGGCACCTTCGCCGCTGCGGCCTTCGACCGCTGCGCCGTGATGGTGGACGACACGACCTACGGCTGGTCCATGTTCGTGAGCGACGGGACCTCATGGAACCGGATCCTGAACGTGGAGACGATCTCAACGATCGTGGACATCACCGACAGCTCCGGGGGCACGGCGAACGATACAATCTCCGAGATAACCGAGGCGGCCAACGCGGGTTCGGCGGATGTTAGCCCCACGCAGAACGCCATCGCGGACCTCGCCGCCAAGCAGCAGGAGATCCTCGACGCTCTCCGCTCTCACGGCCTGATCCTGTAGAACATGACGCCTCGGCGTCATCTGCCCGGAGTCGGTGGCGGGAGTGCCTCCCTCGCCATCGGCTCCACTTTTTCACAGAAAGGGCTTGACTATCACCGAAACCGTGATAGAGTAGCCCTACAGTTGGTCCAGGCAAAAGAACCTGGATGGGGCGCTCAGGCATGCTCGGACTGGAAACCCAAGAGCGGGAACCTGACGACGACCCAGGGGGTGCGCAAACACCCGCCCCAGCAAGCGCAAGGCCCGAGCGCGCCGTATTCCAGCGGCAAAGGGGACAGGAGCGTCCGGAAGCACCGTCCCCTGGGCCACCTTCAACGCAGAGCGCCCCGCACGAGTCATCTGACCTGTGCGGGGCGCTCTGCTTACAGGGCAGCACAGAGCGTCCTACGGACACTCCTCCATGTGCGACTCGTCCCCGTCGTTCAGGGCCTCCAGGACGATCCTGTAGCACCTAGCGAACGCCACGCCCCACATCGGGCCATGACCGTCGTATCCCTCGTCCCGGGAGGCGTCCCACACCATCGCGTGCGCCCACTCATGCTCCAAGGTAGAGATGAGGCCCTGGAAGTGCTGCCGCGAGTCCACCAAGATGACGTATTGTTCAGCCTCCTCGTCCCACGAGCACAGGCCCCAGTACGCGCCGGGAATCTGGACGACCTCGACCAGCACGTCGGCGTTGAGAGGGCATTCGACGGTCAGGACTTCGACGGCCTCGCGAAAGCGTGCTTCCCGCCAATCCTCTACGGTCTCGACAGTCGGTAGCTCGGGAGCGAGCGGCTCGAAGGTTGGAGTGCTCGCGCACGAGACCAGCAAAAACAGTGACGGGAGAGGAGCGTGTTTCATATTACATTTCGAGCGCGGGCTGCTTGTGCTTTTGCCCCATCGCCCCGTGCAGTTACGATAGTGGCCTGCGTGGACAGTGCGTGGACCCTTCCACACTTCTGACAAGTGGCGCGCTGGAATTTCTCCGACGCTACCGGGTAGGTGTGTGACACTCGAAGAGTGCCCTTGCATTCAGGTATTGCGCAGTTCATCTCTTGCGATGGATTCTGGTTCCCACAGTGTGTGTATTCCCGCCGGACTGGACCAACCCTCCGGTCAGGCCGATGTGTGGGTAGAAGGCGTACACAATCGCGTCGGCCCGGTCGGGCGACTCGCTGACCTCCAAGCGCTTCCTCCATTCATCCTTCGTCTCGACCTTGAGTTTCCCCTTGCGGTCGGTGTAGTATTGGCGCGTGCTTAGTTGCTTGAGCAGCCGCGCATCGTTAGGAAGGCGGACAATGTGCTCGCGCACGAGGTTCCGCAGCATCCACCATGCCTCGCTGTAGAGGTCGGCGAACATGGCCGAGTCGTGAGGGCGCGCTTGCGTGTGGAACTCCAGCACGTTCTTGCCCCCCTCATGGAAGGAGTGCATGACACCTTGGCCGAGACCGCCCGCATCTGGGATGAACCAACAATCCTCGTCGGACCAGTTGTTATCCCGCTGTAGCGCAAACGCTCTGTCCGTGACGCTTATGGGCTCGGTCTTCACGAACGTCTCGAACTTGGTGATCGCGAGCCCGTGGCGCTGCGCGATGACCGACTCGTCCCCGCCGAAGCGCGAGTAGTCTATGCCGATGGCCTTGTTGACCACGAGCAGGTCCGTGATGCTGGCGCAGCCTAGTAGGTCCGTCTTGGTGCAGATCGTCAGGTCCCGCAGGCCCATGACGTTGTTCGGGTCCTCGTGCGGGAACTCGCCGAGCACGCGGATGCGGTACTGGTCGGAGTCGCGCCCGTACTCCCATTCGAGCTGCTTGTTGCGGCTCGGGGAGACGATGTGTGGATAGTCGTGCGCCGTGTCCTCCGCGTTGAAGCAGAGTCGGTGCCACTGGTCAGCCTGCGAGGTGAAGAAGTTGTAGAACTCGCACGAGCTGGTGTTCGGGTTGCCAATCGCGAGAAACAGCGCGTCGGGGTTGGACAGCGTGCCCTTGATCGTCTCGATGATGTTCGCCGCGACACCGGAAGCCTCGTCCGCGATGAACGTCAGGCGCTTCTCGTGGATCCCCTGGAGGTTTTCCGGGCGCGTGGCCGTCGCGGTGCGGATGCCCCACATCTTCGAGCCGTTGATCTCGACTTTGGTGCCGTACGTCTTGCACATCTTCTGGAGGACGGGGTGCGCCTCCTTGAGCATACGCGAGCACTCGTCGATCCACTGTTTACACTGACGCATCGACGGGCTCGTGACGATGCAGAGCGCGTCGGGGTGGCGCAGGCAACGCCAAAGCGCCACGATGACCGAGATCGAGGTCTTCCCCGGCCCCTGGCCCGAGCGCAAGGCGATCCGCTTGAGTCTCTTCTCCACCGGCAGCCAAGATTCGAGCTGAACGATGTCCAGCAGCTCCTCCTGCTGCCAAGTGTAGTCGAAATTCATCGCCTCGCGCGCGAAGATGCGGATGTCACCACGCCAACGCTCGTACAGCGGCTCGAATTGTCGTGAGAAGCGCCCCATGACCTACCACATCACGATGTGGCGCGCGCCCTCCAGGTTCCGGTAGGTGTCTATGACCCTCATGGTCTCGCAGAAGTCTGGTTCGGAGCTTCGCGCGCCCAGAATGACGAAGGTGATGGCCTCATCAGGCAGTCCTTGTAGCCATTCAGGCTTATTCGACACCACTCGAAGCTCGTGACCCGACGCCTCGCCGATCGAGAGACACTTCGAGCCCCTCCAGAGACACACTGAGGCCAGCGCTGGGTCGATCATGGTCGTCACCTCGCGCAGGAAGAGGAGGAATCGCTGTTCTAGCTCCCTATTGGCCGAGATCACGATGCACTTCGAGCCAGGCACGCGGAGGAGTCGCCAGAGCGCGGCCAGTGCGACGGCGTTCATGGTCTGCTGGGCCTGGATCTCCTCAACTTCGAGAGGATCCTCGTCCTCGTAGAAGCGGTGCATCAGCTCGCGCTGGTGCCCGGAGGGCCTAAGACCTAATCGAACGCACAAGTCCTCGGGACTACGCAGACTCGTCATCATCGTCTCCTTCGTTCCGCTCGTTGTCAGCATCTTGTACCTCAGTTGGGCGAGCGGGGCATCCCAGCTCGCTGCGCATCGTGGCGTTCTCGACTTCAAGGTGAGCCATTTCGACACGAAGGTTGCCCATGCGTCGCTGCATCGACGCCACCACTTTCTCCAATTCACGGATTCTGTCCAGCAGCAGCTCCCGAAAGTCCTTCTTCGCAAGCCGACGATTCTCTAGCCACGCGCGGAACCAATGAAGGCCGCCCGCGCCTAGTACGGTCGCGATGGTGTACTTCGCCCATTCGGGCATGTAGTCTTCCGGGAGTTGCAGGGTGCTGGCTCTGCCCTACAGGGCGAGTGAGGCGTGAATGTTGACGGACTCGAACAGGCTGCGAAGGCGCGCGGTGTCTTCCATGTAGACCTCGACTTCGAGCTGCTCCAGACTCCCCTCGGCGGCACGCTGCATGACGAGCATGTCGTGGAGGTGTAAAAGGGGCGCGAGCGAGACCATCAGCGTAACGCCGCTGGCCTCTGGCACAAGCAGGACTGCGCGAGCGATGTCGGCAGCCGCTTGGACTTCATCGGTGAACTCCAGGCCGTCCTCGTCGGACATCTGGATGGTGCGGTCGAGCACGCGCTCGATGGTGCGGGCCACGGGGCCTTCGGCGACGGGCACGCTGCCCGGCGACGTGGAGGCGCACGAGGCGAGAACGAGGCTCAAGGTGAGCAGCAAATTCTTCATTCGGCTTCTTCTTCGGTTACGGCCACGCCAGGAACGTCGCCAGAGTGATTGAGGTCGCGCAGTTCGGTTTCGGCAAACGTCGTGATGCCGAGCCCTTTGACTTGCACCCCGAAGTAGCGACCCAGCTCCTTCTGTGCGAGTTTAGTGAGTGCCTCTTCGTCGAGGTCTTGGATCTGGTCGAAGGTGTGCTGCCGGACGAACTTGAGCAAGACCCTCTGCGCGTCAACGAGGAGCCCCTGCTCCGCGTCTTCGTTCGCCATCAGCCACGTCTCGATATTCGTGATGATGAAGGCGAACGAGATGCCTACACGCACCGTGGTTCCATCCATCGTGGTCGCTACCACGTCGGACGGCTCCCGGACCTTGCGGCGCACGTTGTCCTTGTAGACGGTCGTGCGTGCGGAGTGCATCCAGTAACCCCCGGGCTCCAGCAGCTTGATGCGCTTGCCCGTTACCTTCACTCCCAGCTCGTGCGCCTCTATCATCCTATGATCTGGCACGCACCACGAGATGACCCAGTGGACCAGCTCGTAGACGAGGTGGAAGAGGGTTTCGAGTCCTACCCCCATCTACTACCTACTTTCGGGCTGTTCGACAGGTTCTTCGGTGAATGCTTCAACGGCAGCTTCTAGGGCCTGGTCAATGAGCCCCGCATCGAGGCCGGTGGCCTTGACGAGGTAGATGGATGCGATGGCCGCGAGGGCTAAGAGGAGTTTCTTGTAGCGTTTCATGGTTCTTCCTGGTTAGACGGTGGTGGATTCCACGTCGGGTGTGGCGACAACGGTGACGCCGCGAGCGCCTAGGTCCTTGACATCACTAGCCAAGAGGATCGCTTTCGAGCGCGCCTCTAAGGTGTCTTGCGTTATCGTATCGAAGACGATAGTGGCGTCCAGGTCGCCGTCGTATATGGTGAACGACAGACTGTATGTGCCCTCGCTGTACTCTTTCTCTATTAGATACCTCGCAGCGTCCATCTCTGATTGAGAGAGTTGTCGGCGCGGTATGGAAATTAGAAATCTGATACTAAGCATGTTTCTGCACTTCTTTCGTCGAAGCCTGCGGAAGAAGAGCAAGACTATCGAACCTTGTGGATTGCCAGCATGCATTGGTTGAGCTGGAGGGTATTGGAGATGGTTCCGATGTTGCGCCCGCTGCGCAGGCGGATCTTGTCGCCTGCCGACAGCTCGAAAATCTGAGTGTTGGAGATGGTATGCCTCTGGCTGTTTTTCGCGATCACCACGTCCTTGATGGACAGCAGCGCCTCTGCCGGGTTGCTGAACCCGCTTCCAGTGTCTACCTCGATGTCAGCCCGTATGCGAATGGTCGCGAATGCGAGCCCTGGACTGCCTGTTCCCAGAGTGCCGGTCTGAGTCCATACGTGGTACGAGACGCTATACAAGCCGCCCTCATCCACTTCGATAGTATCGTTCGCGTCGTCGAACGTGAAGATGCTCGACGCGGGGTGCTCCACGTCGATGTCCTCGAACGTCACGACGGTTGTGATTGCGTTCGCGGTGAGTGTGCCCCCCGACGAGTTGCCAAGCTGCATGCCTTGGGCCACGCCATAGGACCCTATGCGCTCGAACCACACGCGCGAGCTTGCGCCTCGCACCGTGCCTACCGCCGTGCCCCCGTAGCCGTAGGTCGCTCCTTCGACTTGCGCAACGCGCAGCTCCACGGTGTCGCCGTCCGTCAGGGCGAAGGGCTCCGACGAGAACTCAATCGTCCAGAAGTCGTAGGAGATGCCCGCGTTCCTGATATAGCTGCCTCCTCGTTGGTCGCCTGTGGCTACTCCGTTGACGTAGATTTCGACGACGTACTGCGGGCGCTGTGTGGTAGGAACCTGCACGCAGACGTAGCCGCCGAAGCGATAGTTGCCGTCCTCCTCTGCGGTGAACAGGCCCGTGCTGTAAGTGATGTCCGCGTCGGACTCATCCTCTTCGGAGACATCCCACAGGATGACCGTGGGAGTGCTAGAGAGCGCCTGCACCGAGGTGGACGAGCGCTTCATGTACGACACAGGGTTAGTGACGTTGCCAGTCGGTCCAGTAGGGCCAGTCGGCCCGGTCGGCCCGGTGATGTTGTCTTGCAGTGCCCACGCCGAGCTGACGACTTGGTACACGTCGCCGTTCGCGTCGTCGAGGTACATATCCCCCTCCTCGTCGCCCGCGATGATGCCCGGCACGCCTGTGCCTACACGCCAATCGTTGCCGTCTGTGCCGTCTGTACCGTCTGTGCCGTCTATGCCGTCTGCTCCGTCAGTGCCGTCAGCTCCATCTGCTCCGGTGATGTCAGCTACAAGCACCCACGCGCCGGTCTGCACTTGGTAAACCTCGCCGTCCGAGGTATCA